AGATGGTTGCTATTGTTCTAATGCATAAATCTACTGGGTATCTCTGGATAGTAAAATATGATGAGGATGGCACATTCATAGCAGAAATTAATACTAATAAGACTGGCGGCTCTGTTGGTGATATGCATCTCGATGCATCAGGAAATATTTATTTTGCCTATAAGGAACCAACTATATATTCGTATACTTATACATTAGGATACCGATGGTATTTCAGCCCTACTGTCGGCTATCCTTATTGGATTCTTACACCTAATGGAGGCCTGGCTATTAGTTATGACGGTACTTATCTTATTACAGCCTCTGGAGGGGTTGTGTACTCCGGTGGGGAGAAGTATATAGTAAGAATCTGCAAGGTGAATTCAGCATCAAGGGCTATCATATGGGCAAAGGACATTGTTGGGTCTCTTCTTACGGCAGGGGGATACTACCCTACGGCTGTTGTTTACGGGGTAGGGGTTGGGGAAGAGGGTCAAAGTTATATATTATTTTCTGACCCAAACTATTCATTTATATCTATTGACCCTAATGGAAATGAGCTCTATAAAGGGAAACTTACTCTCCCAGGATTGAACTACTTCGATGACGCAATACCTTTTTATATTGGAGATGGGCAAAGAACAGCTACAAATATGATTCAACTTCCCCTCAGAACTTGGAGTTAATTTATGGCAATAGATACACAAAAATACATATCATACCCACTGGCCACACCAGGGATGGACAGGAGCCAGCCAGAGAACCAGGTGAAGGTAGGAGTATTATCGAAGGTGGTGGGAGCTGATGGACGGTTCACCGGAGGGATACGGAAATTCTACGGAATGAAACTCCTGTATGACCTCGCAACCGTGACGGGGATGACTGCTTTGGATGATTATGGTGGTCCCAGCTTTTTCAGATACGTCGAGTTCCAGAAGCGGGGAACCTCCATACTAACGAAGGGCTTTGTGATTAGATGGGATTCCATCAACAGTACCAGTGACCAGAGGATAGACTTGGTTTACACCGAAGACTCTGGAACCACTTGGACGAAACTGGAGATTTGGAATTCTGGTAACAGTATTACCAGCACTACAAAAATTGACTGCTGTACAGACAGTTATTTCTTATATGTTTTCGTCGAGGGAAAAGCAGCAAAGACGGTTTATTTTAATTCTACTTATCACGTGGTGGATATGGGTCCAGGCTCCTCCGCCTCTCCTTATTCAGTCATCGACTTCTCTTCTTCAACGTCTATCGGAGAATTTTCCAGTACAACAGCAGCCTCCTCCGCTTCACACTATTTAGACGGCAGTAGTAAATATCAATTTGCTTTTCGTTTTTATAGTACTGTCCGTAAGATATATTCAGCTATGAGTACTGTTAGTACAGTAGTAACCTCAACAGCCTCATCCTATAAGGTTACGGCGATTGTCCCACTAGCAAAGATTGGGGCTGCGTGGAGTCTCGGATATGACCAATGCCACTTCTATCGGTCTATTACACTGGCGGGGAGTGCTACGGCTATTCTCTATAAGGAAGGGTCATCGGCCACGTATAATTCTCTTCTAGATGGGGTATATCCCTTAACGTATGTCTATGGGACAATATTAGATGATGCTCTGCCATTCTTTACATCCTATAGCGGCCAGACGGATTCCATCCTTTCGGCTATACCACAATCCGGTGTTTGTGCAAGATATGAAGGATTGACACTAGCGGCTCAGTCTCCTTCCGTTGATGGGGGATTTGGCACCTACTACAGCAGTATACTACAGGAATCAGCGGAGTATTTCTCTACCTACAATCTATATAAAGGAGAGGCAATGCTGGGACGTCCTGTACGCTACATTCCAGCGGGAGATTGTCTATTTCTCTTTACACAGAAGGGAATTGTACATATAAAGAAAATAGCGGCGGCAAAACCCCTGCAATTTACGGTTCTACATAGGGACCATAGCTTAGTGAGTCCAAGTGCGGTACACCCGATGGGTAATAGTGTTTTCTATCTCTCCTCGGCTGGACTGATGATTCTTAGCTCGGCAGACGGGACACTGACACAATTAACGGCAGTTGACAGGACACTGCTGGAGGATTGGGCTGGAGATTTGTCAACAATCCAGAGTGCCTATGATGGGAAAGCCAGTGCGTCATACTTCCTTAACTCGTCTGATGGGACAGTGCTTACGATTTACCATTCAACACAGACTTGCAGCATGTGGGAGGCCGCACCGTTTACCCAATTGACATCTGGCACGGATATTCTGACGGGGCAGGAAACACAGGCCTACTTCATAACGGCACAGGGAAGAGTTGTCTATCCAGACTTAGCGGCCACAGGTAGCGGGACTATGACGGATTTGAGTGCAACAACCCACACCTTGAATGGAACCTTTACGGAGAGCTCGTTTTTGTATGACCATCCGACGTTAGGGGAAGTATCGGGTGTCAAAAGCACTATAGCAAAGGGCACGAACTCTCTGATTGGCAGTTATATCGGCATCACATCGGGAGCGATGGCTGGAGAATTACGCAAAATCCTTGGTGTAGGTATAGGTAGTGGAGATGTCGATACGACCTACTATGTATCACCGTATCCAGGTGATAGGGCTAGCAGTGGTGTTGTTGTTGGTGGAGATACTTTCGCCATCAGTCCCGTCGTATTCAAGATACGGGGGTGGAGAATAACTGACCCAGACCCACGAAGGGCGGCGGATTCCTTTATCCGGTGGGTGTTGCGGGGAATCACCTTGAAGCTTCGGCAGTTGTCAGGGTTCACCACTCCTAATCCAAACCTCTATTTCAGGTGTGGAGCCTACCGGAATAATGCAACTACGGTAACTGGAACATGTTATGTACCAGTCAGTACTACGCCTACTACAGCGACTCAGCAAATCACCGGCGGACTCGACGGTATTGACATAGAACCATATGTGGAACAAATCTCATCTGGAACGAAATTTGAATTGACAAACATAGAGTTAGATGTTAGAATGAGTGAAAGCAGGAAAACTAGTTAGGAGATAGTCTATGGCAACAACCCTCCAGGATTTATATAAAAGTATGCTTATTGGTGATGGAAGCATGGTGTCGGGGTATGACCCAACCTCTATGGTGAAGGCGGCGGCGAACAATCCCAATAAGAAGCTGGATTTTGGGGCCGTTAGTGGAAATACCTCTACTCCAACCTCGTCTGCTGTTAGAACCGCAGTGACTGGGCTTAATAATAAAACACCTACGGGAGCCGTTACACCTGGGACCACCACACCAAAGATATCCGCTGAGATTATAAAGGGTATGCAGACACCGACTATGCCTAATACCAAGACGTATGACCCGACCCAGATAACCCAGCAATTTAAGGACGCCGAGACGAGGAAGATGTATAATGTGACGGGTACACAGTCTGGTATGGCCGCCTTAAATGAGCGGTTTAAGGGTAATATAACGGAAAGAGGAAAAGGTAACTATGCAGTGGGTGGGGTGGCCCCAGGCGTTGGTGGCAGTGGAATTGTGACAACAGTTGACCCTAACTCCAAGTTCTATCAGACGTTAGATACGTTGACACAGATGGGATTGGAATTAAAAATCCCGAATATTGAAGGTCTTTTGAGTCAGATAGAACCAGGTGATAATGCTGCACTCGGTAGGATACAGGCTGGGATGATGGACTATGCAACCAAAATCGACGCCACAGGAAAAACAGCAGCACGGCTACAGGGTGCTTTTGATATGATTAATCAGTCGAATATCAACTATCAATCACAGTTGGATGAATCCCTGAAGAATGCCGATAAAGGTAGTGTACAACTCCAGAATATATGGAAGATGAATATAGACAAAGCCGACGAGTATGTGGCAAATGCTAACAACCGAATGGCTGATGTAATGGCAAAGATTGAAGCTATCCATGCCGATACAATGAAGGCAATGGGTGATTTCAGCGTTAAGATAGACCCATTTAAGTGGGACCCTCCAAAGGTAGAGGAGTCCTCTAATTTAGCTAAGATGTCTGCCCATGCTATGCAGGCTTCTGTGCAGGCAACGATGGGAGCTTTTGATAGCGTTAAGCAGGAAATAGCTGGCCGATACGGTGCAGATAGTCCGGAGATGCGGGAGTTGAATGCGAAGTATAATGCCTCCCTTACCGGAATACAAAGTACCATACAGGTGGAGTTTGCGAAGTTGCAGGAAACCTCCAGAATGCAGAAGGAACAACTGGCATATATGGAGAGTATCGAAGCGAACAAGAACTTCAATTCCTACTCACAACATGCTCAGGATATTAGTTTAGCTGCCCAGACTGCGTTGCTACAGGCTAGAACCAATGTAGCGACATCTGGTGAGGCTAGTATGATAAAAGCTATGACTGATATGTCGATGTACATCAACTATCACGAGCAGATGGCTATGCAGACGAGAGCCCAGTATGCAACAGCAACGGCAGAGGATAACCTCAAACGAACCCAGCTGGATTTGCAGGTGGCACAGTTGAAGAATCTTGGCTATACTGATACAGCGAACTGGTTGGCCTCTATGCCAGAATACACCATAGAGCTTGGTGGTCTTATGGAAATTATCGTGAATAGTCTGCCGCAGAATGATGCTATGCAACAGTCGATTAACGGTGGCAATAGGGGATATGTCCCATCAGGGAATGCCTATCAGCCTGCACCAGCTACGACGTTCCCACAATTGAATACACAGGCGGGAGTGAAGACTCCTACACCTGCTGTGAAGACTCCTACGTCAAATCCTAATCAAGTTCGACAGGATGGAACAACGAGACTCCAGGTAAATCAGGCGAAGAAAACCCAGCAGACAGCTGCTAAGACTCTTAATAATACCGGTATGAGTTCTTCTCAGGTATTTAATAATAATAATTTACTATCCTCAAAACTATATGGCTAAAGGCCGATTAGGAGAGAAATATGGTAGCAGGTAATATACCGAATATGGGTCCCATCATACCGATGGGGAATGACCCTAACGTATTGCAGAGTATTCACGCTGGGAACCAATTGCAAACCCAGAGGGATACAGCTGTCTATAATGCACAGCAACAGAAAGAGATAGTGTCGATGGAGCAACAGGGAGCTATGGAACGCCAGCTCCAACAGCAACGAGAGCAGGAACTTGAGAGGAACTTTCAGAGGAGCCTAGCTGAATTTAATATGCAGGCATCTGAGAGGATGTTGAATCTAAAACGTAGCTACGATGTATCTGATAGAGATATGTGGATAGAGAAGCAAGACGCCTATCAAAAAGATAAGATGTCCTATGACCAGGAGCTCCTAACCAATCAGAAGTGGATGAATATGTTGACACTGAAGATGCAACTCGCCAACCTAAAGCAGACTGGAATGGGTCAGGAGAAGATGCAGAAAATTATGCAGACACTTATCCAGAAAGGTGAGGAGTCTACGAATCTTCGTCGGGATTTTGAAACGACCCTGAGTAGGGCTGGAACGGCTGCCGATACGTTGGATTTCGACCCTCTGGTGGTCCCAGTTGATTCAATGGGCAAGGTGTTGCCGAATTTAGTAGATGGATTATTTGGTGGTATAACAAAAAATGCAACATTAGAGACACTGGAAGGAGACTCAAAAGCCCTAGAAGCTTTAGTGGCTCAATCCCGTGGAACTGATAAGGAACTGGGAGCCGCACATTTAGCCCATCTTGGAACTGTCTTAGAAGGTATTCAATCTACGATAACACAGAAAATAACAGATAAATCTGGAGACGCTTCCCCAACAGGGAAAGTGACATTGGCGAGATTACGTGATGCTAGGGCACGGATAAATAAAGCGGCCCTCAACCTTGACAGCCTCATCAGTAGTTCTGACCCTTATGTGGCTCAACTGAGTAAACGAGCCCAAAGTATGCGTCGAGGTGGCTCTGTCGGAGACGTACTTCGAGAATTAGTCGATAAGTCCCCAGCTAAGACGTGGGATTTTGACAGTGTATTTAATTCATTGAATAAAGAGATGGGCAATATAGAGAATATCCCATCGGAATTTAGAGATGTTTTTGGGATTATACAATCTTTTGGAGGTAGATAACGATGCATATTGCAATTCTATTAGCACTCCTCGGAGCTGGATTTGCACTAAAAGACCTCTTACCATTTAGTGCAGCACAGAAGGGTATTAAGCTCCAAGAGGGAATGCTGGGACTAGAACGTGACAAGATGAAGACCTCTAATGATGCCCAGAAGAAGATGATGGAAGTCCTGATGGGTATGCGGACTGCTGAACGAGAATCCGAGAGAGCCACTAAAAGAGAAGAACGCCTGTTAGTTACTGGTGAGAAGGCTGCTGATAGGGAATCAGAATTATTGCAACAGGCTCTTCAGATGATGCAGATGGGTGAGACACAGCGGATGGCTCTTAACACACAGGGAATGGGAGCTATAGCAGGTGCAATGGGTAATACGCCTCCAAGAAGACCAGAACCCATAAATCCATTATCAATGATTAACGCTCTACGTATGTAATTATAGGAGATAGACAATGCCTACTGTTCCGGAACTTATGAAGCTATTAGGTACTAATAGTATCAGCAGTGACCCTGCTATTATGAACGCTATTAATACAGCCAGCAGTGTATCTGGGAGTGACCCACAAACACTGTTGCAGATGATACAATCACGCAGTGTTCCAAGCTTGGCTCCTAAATCAGGACCAGGTGCGACTATAGGGAAACTGCGGGGACTCTCTAAGGCGAAACAACTGGAACTAAAGAATCTATTCCGAAAACTTCTGGGAACCACAAAACAAGCAAAAGGTTCTCCGACAAAGGTGAATGACCTTCTGACCCAGATAGGTAATTTGGTCGGAGCCCCTCCTGAAGGTGCATTCGTTGGACCTGAGCTTGGCTTATGGCAAAAATCGCCAGCCGGTCTTATTAATAAACCTCCACAACCAGAAGTAGGAATGACGGACGACCTCGCCTCAATTATGGCAGAGGGGATGGGCGGAAGAACTCCTAAGTTTAATCGAACTGCTAGGACTGCGACTTCTGCTGGAACCACAACGGGTGGGGGGTCGTGGGTAGATGACTTACTGGGAATGCTGGGAATGGGAAAGAAAGCAAGAGGAGGCGGGAAGCTGAAGGTTGCAGTAGCCAAAACAGTTGCTCCTGAAGTAGCGGCTGGCAGTATGGGTAAATTCCTGAAATTTCTTAAGGCTAATCCTACGATGGCTGGATTGCTGATGGGCGTAGCAGGCACGGCTGCGGGCACTGGAGCAGGTGAACTAGCGATGTCACTGGCTCCTGGAAGCCCAGAGAACCGGATGTTCACAGCTCAACAGAAACACATAGAAGGCCTCAGAGGTCTACAGGACCCAGATGCACTGGTAGCACAACAGATGATACCTCTACTGATGGCTCAATTGCAAGGGGGTGGTGGACTCCCGCCAGGGATGCTGATGCCTGGGATGACGCCTGGGACCACCAACGTACCTGGGGAAGAAATGATTGGAGGACCTCAATAAGCAGTAGGAGTTGATAACTATGCCAGTCCCAACAAAGCCAAAGGAGTTTGCAGACTTTCCACTGTCTATCTATGATAGGCCTTCTATCGCCGCCAGCAACCTAATGGTGGGGAATGTAGGTGGAGCTTTCGATGCTCTGTTCAAACCTGACGATATGTCCCCCGATGAGATTAAGACAATTCAAAACCGCTTCCTATCTGGAATCAAACGGGAGAACATCCTTGTAAAAACCGCTATTGATATGGCAACGAATCCCTTAGTGATTATCGGGCTGGTTATGGGGATGGGGCCTTGGGGTAAAGTAGCGGGTCTGCGTAGTATGGAAGCTTTAGGTAAGATGGGCAAGAAGATTATCGGTCCACCTAACGCCAGTATTATGAGATATATGAGCTCTGGAACGGTCTTCCGTAATATAAAAGGCTTCGTGGATAAGATGATTGATGTATCCAAGAGAACCGCAGACTTCTACGAAACCAGCATAAAAGCAAAACAGTTAATCTTCGAGGGGGCAGGTCGTGCCCTGACGAAGGAAGAACGAATGCTGGTATTTATGTATAACAAGAAATTCAACACCGTAGATAATGAACTACAGACATATTGGAAAGCATTCATAAGAACAGATAAACCACTGACTCCAGACCTCCAACGGCATATGAAACCTGAAGTACTAAAGGTTGCCAGACAGTTGCAGGAACTCACAACCAAGCTGGGTAAGGATGTAATGCTGGATAAGGATGGCAATGTTATCCGTGACTTAGCCGCTAAGGGAACCATCTGGGATGAGGATTATGGAGCCCCCAATGTTATTCGACAGAATAAGTTTCGTGAGTATATCTATGAGTCCGCTGGAGATAACGCTACTCGTCGCAGATATCTACAGAGGGAACACGGCTTAACTAGTGGGGCATCTGGACATACAAAGGCAAGGAATCACTTCACACTTCCAACTATAGAGGATATGCAACTGATGAAGAAATATTGGGACCCAGAACAGTGGGATGCAGTAATGAGATTAGAGGAAAAGACTATCGGAAATGTCCGACGTGTACTACAGGAAACAGTAGACGAGACCCGTAGTTATTATGCAGCAAATAAATCTGTATGGGGAGAGGATGAGGTAGCTGAGAAGCTTGCCCCTAAATTAAAGAAGGCATCCGAAGTGATAGTGCACCATCTATCAACTCTGGGGGCCGATGAGCCGGCTGTCCTGAAGAGAATATCCAAAGAGGTACTGAATATCTCTATGCGGAACCCTGAAGAAGGCAGTGTATTTATCGACCTGATGGCTCGGAAACTGGGAGCCCCAGCCCGCTACATAATGGATATGGATGATGTAATGAACCACTACATCCGGAGTATGGCTCCGACATATGCCTGGTTTACTCCCACAAGTGCGAACAAAACTGTCGGATTAGGACGGGAACTGGAAGATATGATACAGGGTGCTGGTTTTACTCCTGAAGCAGATATGCAGAGAACCATCTATGGGGATAGTGTAAGACCACTACTCAGAGGATTTATGCATCCAAATGAATTCCTGCGGTCATTAGCCCATACTTCACGTGTTGCCAAAATGCGGGAAGTACTTTCAACAGACTGGGCTCGGAAGTGGATACCTAATAATGGGAGACAATGGATGATGGACTCTCTGGCGAAGAGTACCAGTATGGATGTCGGAAATCAACTGGCTAGTATGTACTACCTGTCTACACTTGGAATGAATATCGCCAATGCTACGAATAATGCTTTCCAGCCGTTCATCACGACTGTTAATATGGTTGGCCCAAATGCAATGGGAAAGGGAATGTGGAGAGTCATGTCCGGTCTTAAGACAGTTATGAAGGAAGGGCCGACGGTTGGATGGGGCAAAGCCTTCTCAGAGACCTTCAAGGAGTATACGGAGCATTTTGGACATGAGAATATATTGGCAGCTATGACCCGTGGTGATATTCTACGGGAAGATATAATGCAGTCGCCGCTGAAGGGAGCATGGGAAAAATTCAAGGGGGCTATCCAGTTGCCGTTTGGAGCCACTGAAAAGTGGGATAGGCTGATTACCTTCTATGCTGGACACGCCAAAGCTGTCTCAGAAGGTGCGGAGGCCATCGAAGCAGGCACTCTGGCTAGGAACCTAGTACAGATGACGCAGTTTACAGGTGGTGTGGTTGGACAGCCAATCGCCCTACAAGGAATGTGGCAACCTCTACGGCAGTACCTACATTTCCCTATGAGATATATGGAGTATATGTATAATACTCTAAGTATGGGTCCCGAACCCGCAAAGCTATCTTTGGGAGTAATGGGACGAACACTGGCTGGGAGTGCCGCTGCTTACACGGCTGCGAAGAACTTAGGTGGAGTAGATATTCATAGGGGTCTATTGTTTGGAGCCCTGCCTATTCCAGAATATGATAAAGCTCCATTCTATCCGTGGCCTCTAGTGCCTCCTGCTGTAGGTATGGTGGGAGATATAGCCCAGTCAGTATTGAAGGGTGACTATAAGGGCTTGGCGGGTCGGGTCGGAAGCATGGTGGTCCCAGGAGGTTTAGCGATACGTAGAGCATATCGAACTCTGGCTCCAAAGTATGCAAGATACGACCAACGCACTCCGGAAGGAAGAATCCCAATTTTCAATGACTCTGGGACCCTCGTAGGGACACGAACTCCGATGGAGCTGACCTTACAGTCGGTCGGAATTAAGCCGATGGGACCCCAACAAGAGCAGGCAATGATGAAATACCTGTTGAGACAGCGGGATAAGATACGTGAGTATAGAAGGCGATATGTTTCCTCTATCGTGGATAATGATTTGGAGACATCAAATAAAATACAGGCTGAGTTCCAGCAGGAATATCCTACACTCGGCGAGTTGACCTTCAGGAAGTCGGATTTAGGATATGAGAAACAGCGTAGGACGATGGACAGGGTACAGAAGACACTGAGGACTTTGCCGATGCAGTATAGGGGGGCGTTCCAAGATATAGTGGACCAAGCCGTGACTAACGACCTGGCCCACACAATCAATCAGAAGGTAGCTACTTTCCAGAAGTCTGCGTATCCTCAGTTGTCTGAGTTACCACAGCGTTCTCCCCAAAGCGGTCCGTTGAAGTATGAAGACATTTTAGGTCTGCCAGATGAGGGGTTATTCTAAAATACCCGTCTTCCCAGATGTCAATACTGACAACACCTACATCGACTCTATTAGAGCAGATTCGAGCTCCAAACTTCGTACCATAACCCTGTAGAGCCGGTAGCACTACAACACTATAGTCACTACATTCTACCAGGGAGTACATATGTCGATGACCTCTAATCAGAATATCTGCTTCAGGTTGTCTATCACTGTCCGCCCAAATCTTATTCTGAATAGCCTCACGAGCCTGTGAGGTAAAGATACTCATAGGACTACTAATAGTACTAATGTGATGTTTAATATCTAAGATACATCCATTTACTTCAACCCACTCGTGGGAGCCTATCTTTGCGTGAAGGTGGTCGGCTATCGGTGACTCGAAGTCTTCTGAGTTACCGGTGTGGTAGCCAGTCCCATAGACCATATGGTAACGGGTGGCGTGGGCTTCCTGTAGGGCACGAACAGCCATCAGTCCCTGCTCATGTCTATCTGTTGTCAGGAGTTCGGTGCCTCCACTCTTGTCGCCTTTGCCCTCAATAGCATCACCCACTACTACACATAAGTCGATGGGTGCCAACAACTTACAGGTTTTTGCATACCAGTCCCAGATAGCCCGTCTCTGTAGAACCCACTTGTTATGCTGTGTCACTCCGTCTGTCTCGACTATAGTATCAGGATTCCATTCCGGAGGAGTCAGACCGACACGATGTCCGCAATGTAGGTCGGCTACCAACAGAACCCTCTGATACTTCTGAGCATAACGTGAGATTGAGTACACAACAGATATAGGAAGATTGAATATCTCCGCTATCTTCTGTGGACTACAGCCTAATCGTATAGCACTTAAGACTTCGCTTTTGAGTGTTTTCGGGTACATTTTTTCCCCTTTCTCTGTTTCGTAAATGCTTTCCGTAGTTCTCTATGTACATCAGAGCACAACTCCTCTACCCGTGGAAGAGCATCCATTACAGCAGTGGTATTCTCTATCCGTCGTCTACAGTAGTCTTCCTCACGTGTCCACTGCTTGTCAATGTAATCTGAGGTCGAGGTATAGATGTCGTCAGCGTGATAGCGAATCCACGGGTGCATCTCCTGTCCGCCAAGACAGATGACCTCTACTCGTTTACCGAGGGCTTTTGCGTAAACCATCTCCATCGCAACGCCAAAGGTGATAGGCTGTTGTCCGATGAGCCAGTTCCAAGTCCTGCTGACCCACGATTTGCCAAGTCGTCCACTGGATGGAAGGATGACCAGCATGAAGTCTGCATCCTTAATCTTCTGGAGGTCTGTGTGGACTATCATCTGTGGATGACAACGCAGGTGCTTCTTGTGGATACTAGGGACATCCTTCTGCCAATCCAGCCCAATCCTATCAAAAGGATTAGTAAACCTCAAGCGGTCCGGCAGTAGTCCACTTATAGTAGACATGAGCCACTGCTTAACCCACCAGCGTGCCTGATAGGGATGGGACACATATCCACGCAGGAGTGGAGAAGATAAATCTACTTCTGTTAATGCGGTAAGTGTACTCATTATATTGTTCCTCTAAGAAATTGTTCCAAGCCCATCATTGCACGAGCAGTGAAGTGACTCAGTTCATCTAATAAATATTCTGGTTTCTGGTCTACTGCTGGTAAGTTCTTATGGGCTAAGTAGTTACCAAGATGCAACATGGCGTGGTCTAAGTTAGACTTACAGTCTATCTTGTACCAGTTGGGTGTGCCGTCAGCCTCACGTGGATAGCGTGTACTGCCGTAGCCCATCACCTTAGATACTTCAATCAATGCTAAAGGAGGGACTTCAGTCATCTTACTCAAGCCGATGTCCGACTGCTTCCCGCCTTTCTCATTCGTGATAATTTCTGGTTCCATATTATGCCCTTTCTTTCATAAGTTCCTCTAACATTTCCGCACACTCTGTCGCCTCCTTCTCACTATCGAAGCTCAGGTGGAACTGAAAGTTAGAGACCACACCTACAGCTCTTGCTAACAAGCCATCATTCTCTGTTGCATAGGTCTCGATAATACGTATAGACATAGTTATACTCCCTTCACTGGGTTAATAAGTAGTGTTGGCAGATGGATTCCTGGGGCCATTAATCCTGCCTTATCAATCAAGGCCCTGATGTTTGCATTCAACTTATAGGATACCTCTTGTTGATTGTTAATCTCCTGCACCAACTGTAGGTAGTGATACTGATGCATAGTTGGAAGAACAGACGATGTAGCTCTGGATATTTTCTCTATGGTTTTAGTGGATAGCACAGGGGATTCTGTTCCCTTACCGTAGAGAGACATTAGTATTCGTCGACGCACAATCGGTAGTGTGTCTATCACTATTCGTCGGACTATCGCAATGTCTGATTCATCGACTACCATTCGATTATCACAAACACATCTGGACATTGCTTCATCCATTAACTGTTGTAATACTCTGGTTCCTACCTCTGCATCTACTGGTACTCCGTGAATCGGAGTAGTCCTGAACTGACTCAGGATGTAAGCCATAATCTTAACCTGTTCCAGCAGGGGACCTGGGACCACCGGAAGTTGGGGATTGGCGATTAACTTGTTGTATACCTCATTGATAGCCGTATGGATTGTCTCTTGAAACTTTGCCCTCCATATATCCTTTGTCTTCGATTTCTCGAACACATGGTCATAGAATAAAAATACTGCCTCTGGTGCATGGTACTGTCTGTAGTGACGGAAGGATAGAAAGCGTTCTCCTAGCTGTTGGTTCTCTTCATTGAAGACATCTATAGCGTTGGTGGTGGCTGCGATAACCCCGAAGCGAGCCTTGTACGACCGTAGTCCTGCCTGTCCTGAACTCTTGGAACACTCACCATCGAAGGCATCCCGCAAGTCACCCTGTATCTTAATCTGTTTATTCTTGTTATCACACATGATGCCACTCATATCTTTTATCATCAGAACTTTTCCGTCGAGGTCACGTATCAGTGATGGGTCGTCATTTGCATCTCCAGAGTAGCCGCTGAGTAGGCCATTCTCGGTGATACTGCTGACGCCCTTCGTCTTAGGATAACTATAGAAAGGCCGTAGCCCCTCTGTTTTAGAGGTTCCAGGGGCTCCTATATCGTAAAGCCACTGTCTCTCTGGAAAGATGGGGACTATATTGGAGATATAAGTACTCAGTAGGACATCAGCTATTGGTATATCATCAGCACTTAAGGCAAGGTATTCCGTGTAAGCCTGTCTAACTCTTTGTAGTGGTGATAGGTTCTGCATAGGAAGCTCCTCATCAACTAAAAAACCCAGGAAGCTGGAGACCACAGTAGAAGGAGGAGAGTAGTATAATTCCAGCCTCCAGCACCTGAGTTCATTTAGCGATAGTTGATACTATGCCGTCGCTGTCGGGGTTGCCTGTTGTCTTTCGAGGACTTCCACGATGTCAGCATTGGTGTAGGTGTTTCCATTCTTCTTGCTCTTAGATTGTGTCACCTTCAAGCGAGCCATACTGCCGATGTTCTGTGTGATGATACCATCGACCTGCTGTATGTCATTGATGGGGGAACCAGCCAAGACTGACACAGCTGACTTCAGTGTGCCCAGAGCCTTCGTGCTGAGGAACAAGCTGAACTCTTTGCCGTCAATCTCAGGACTGCTTTCCGACATAACCCTGCCGGTTACACTCCAATAAGCATAGGAGCTGTTGTTGTCGGTCTTAATACCTCTGTCAACACTGACGAGGATAAAGTCCCACAGTCCTACTGGGGGAAGCCAGTTGTTAAACGTCTTGGCTTCGGTAAACTCTTTGGCTGTCTGACTCAGGATGGCTTGCATTTGGACTTCACTCATTTGTTCTGTCATGTTAATTCTCCTTTCGAGAATAAATAAAAGTTATTAGTATAGTTACATCTTAGGAAACCAGTTTAGCCCTGACACGCTCCACTGCTTCACTATAGATTTTCTCAAATGTATCCCAGCCACTAGTGACTGAATCACTGTATGGGTCTGGTAACAGTATCTTACCCTGCAACGGGGGAATGCCTCTGGCCTTTCCACCATTCATAGATGAGAAGTTCTCCGTGTTCTGGAAGACCATAAAGTATTTGATGAGCTCCTTGAATTCACAGGGGACTTGCTTTCCGCCAACCAGTCGAGTCTGCTGTTCACGTACTATCATAGGATAGATGTTCGCCACTATGTGACAGCTTCTACCTATCTGCTGATGGATAGAGGCAGAGAGTACTGGTCGGATAACCGTCTTCTCTTTATAGTTTTCTGTGATGGTCTTCTCTGTCAGATGACTGACACATGTCCAGCCGTAGCCAGCATGTTCCACTCTTAGAACATAATTCCATGCGGCTATCCGCAGTATAGACCAGCCAGCTCCTTTTGAGCCGTAGTCCGTGATGTCCTCTAGAATGATACCTTTAGCTGCATCTGAATGCTTAACCGCAAGGTAGGGATTCAGCAGGTCTAAGTACCAGTCGAAGGTATCCCAGACAACTCTATCATATTGGGGCTTACCGGCTTTGGCGTCTGCCTCCAGCTTGGTAATGACTACCTCAAGCTTGTCAATCGAGTTGATATGTATCCTATGAGCTAGTCCGTTTGGTACACTGTTGGCTCCATCATCGAAGTCCAGTATGAGTGTACGAGCCTGTCCTGCTATGAAGGATGACTTGCCACCGCCTGATGGACCTAACAAGTACAATCTGACCTTCTTGGCTGATGGCGGACAGTAGCCAGAAGTTACACCAAGGGCCGCATAGTCTGCTGATATTGGTGCAGAGTTCGGTCTAATCTGCTGTACTGCGTTGGTGGTCCCAGGTGGACTAGGCTGTTGGTTTGGGGTTACGGTGGATTCCATTTTCTGCTCCTTCTAAAAATATAGGTTTATACTTTGCTACTGCTCCTGTTTCTGCGTACTCCACTTCTATTGGTGCAAAGGCGGGATTATCTACTGTCGGTTGCTCCATCTTGTATTGTGATTCAATCACGGCTGGCCAAGCACTGGGGTCACAGGAACACAATGGGTAGTACTCACAGACACGCTCCCACTCTTTGCAGAATGATGCACTGGGGTCTCTGGGGAATAACTCTGGAACCGGTACTAACCCTGCATAGGGGGCTACGTCGTTGAGGGTAGTCATCAGTTCGGCGTTCATCGGGTCTTCATTGAACCTGATAGCGAATGACGATGCGGCCTCTAAGCCCTTCTCTGCATACCACAACTTACAGCGTTCCAGATAGTTGATGGGGTCTGGGTCTCCGAAGTATTCTTTCTCTTCAATGACCTGTCCCTTACGTGGACCACTCTTAAGCTCTTTCTTCTTGATGGTGAAGTCCCTGTCGGCACCAGACATCTCTATACTCGGCACCTGTAGGATGTCAAGAATGAAGCCGTCTGCCACACGGTCGACGAGGTCTTCCCGTCCAACCTGAGCGAGGGCGGCTCCCACCAGAATACGGTAGATACGTGGTTGTAGGGTCCACTGATAACCAGTCAGAGTAAAAGAGATAGGGCGGGTTGTGTTCTTGTAGTCCCTGACAAACAGCAGGTCTCCATCCTTCATATAGTCTAACTCGTCGAGTATGCCGGTTACTGGGACAGCCAGTGGCGGCTGGTCCTTACCCATCGCCGCATTGAATACTACACCAGCTTTGATTTCCCGTCCCAGTACCTCTAAGCCTGCTGGTCTTGGGAACTTCTCATTGAAGATAGCGACCATCATTTTGGCTTTGTTGAAGTTCTGCTCAAGGGTCTTAATATCACGGTCATAGTCTCCGAGGAGGTCGGCTCCACTATCCCGTATCTTTCGCAGTTCCTGTATCTTTTCTCCTACTTCCTTCTCTACCTGTTTCACTCCATCAGGTATCTGAGAGAGTTCAAACAGACGGTGAACTATTGAACCTAACGATGAACCTTTGGATACTCTGGTATAGTTAGGCACTAGGCACCAGCGATACCTGAACATATAGCACCGCTTACATCTCAGACAGTCTTTGATTGATGACTGCCTCCACGACTGGATGAACGTCGACCGATTCTGGAGAATGGCAAACGTCTTATTAGGATTCTTACTTTCCATTTTCTGCTCCTTCTACCACTACGGGTAATACTATGTCACTTTCTACTTCGTTGCCCCACACATCCCATCCTTCAGTCTTCTGACGGGCAAACAATTCTATGCGAGGAGTACCGAATACCTCTATCGCTTTCCGTATCTCATCCGGCTTTTGGGAGTGGAGAAGATTTTTTGAGCTGATAGAGAAGATAGTCGGGACGGCTGGGCGACGAGGATACATATCTATCTTTCCTCTATACCCTACTAAGAGAAACTCTGTTCGATAGTGAAAGCCAAACAAGCATAATCCATTCTTCTTATCCCACGTAATTGTCCGTTGATACTTAAATCCCCATGCATCCATAACAGTAAACGCCTTTGGAAGAAACGCCTGAGTAGTCCATAGAAATAATAGACAGTTGTCCTCTGCGAGGGCTTCAATGGGAAGTGCCTGTATTTGCTCAAGAGTCATTGTCGGATAGTCGAATGTGGTTTGATTAGGTCTGCACTCCCGACGTATTTTTGCTACGGGCCAAGGCGGGTCTGCGTATATAATCTGATACTTACTCATGGTCTGCTCCTTACTACTATTGTTAATAGAATTATCCTGCATTATATGAACACAATATGACGCCACGATATAGGTCTGGCTTAGCCACTCCTATTAGTTCTACTTGGACATCCTCTAGTTTGCACCAAGACCGGAGCTCACCTACATCACTCCTCCGAGCCTCTTCCTCGGTGGCAGCACAGACAACAGCGGAGTCATAAGTATCATAGTTATTATTGACTGTCTGCCAGATTCGGTAAATAAATAATTCTTCCATTTGTTTCTCCTTATTAAATAGTATAAAATTTAGTTTAGTGACGGATTGTTGGGGTCAGTGAAGTCTATACGACGGGGTGGCATATCAAAGAGAGTAGGTTCCTCTTCTTCATCTATCTCTTTTATACCTGCTTCAGTCAGAGGCGGAGGTTGCTGGGGGAGCTCTCTACCCATCTGTAATCGCAGGATATGGTCTCTCAGTGGGATGTAGATTAACGGGTCTGCCATATAGACTACTTCCATATTGGCTGCATCTTTGGGGAAGACTACCTGTAAGCCTTCGATGGGTACTGGAGCCAATACGAAGATAGGTATTGGTGCTCCTGTTTTCTTTACCATATTCACTCCTTCTACCATAGGACTGCTCCTATCCTGATTACGGGGTTTTTAGTTTCTCAGCCAGTAGTCTGGCTGATACTGCATCACGCTCTTTATGATACTCTATGGCTTTCCAGACAACTAAGGCCGCACATCCTGCCACTAGGATGCCAATTATCCACGGGGCATAGATAGCCAGTTGTGGAGCCACGGTATTAGCTACAATAAGTACTACAATACCGATGCCACCAGCCGTTGGGATTAGCCATCCCCAGCTACTCTTGGTAGCACCCCAAAAGATTATTCCTATGATGATGGTCAGTGTACATACCACAAATAATTTATCACTATACTTCAGCATATTACTGACAGCACCCTGTGCAGTGACGGCATTATTCAGTATGCCTTGAGTCAAGGTCTCTGCCGCTTTACCGTATGCCTCTATTGGAGCATTAGTATCAGTACTCAGTCCATAGGCCTTTGGATTCTGAATGGTAACGTGTGACACTGGTTGGCAACTTGCAAAGATTAATACGCAGAACAATACTGTCACGATTAATTTTTTCATATCGGTTCCTACTTTATCAAAGAGTTATATTTATGTCAAGAGAAAAATAATTTTAATTTATGATACGTCGTCACGTCCGAATATTAAGACGGTAACGGCATCACTCGCAGAACCAAGCGTCAAAAGCCCCGCACCCTTTGTGCTACGTATTGAGTGTGGAAACTGTATGAATGTTGGTATACTGGCAGTAACGGCAATCGGACCTATTAAAGTCGAAGCCTCGGCTGAACCGACTTTCTGTTGAATGGTTACGGTTTGTGTAGCTGCACTAGATATCCATATCCCTACGATATGCATGTAGGAGTTGGAGTCTCTTGCAGCCAGCAATGCTATAGCGGGGTTTGAATCTCCAGCACTCTGGGCTGGCCATCTGGTACTGTCAGTTGTTCTACCTACATGAACTTCCATAATAATCTCCTGTAAAAACAGATAGGGGCCGAATGCACTACGCAGACGACCCCACACCTGGGACCACCCTAACTTCATTTGTACTTCCAATTAACTGTTGGACTGCACAGCCCAGCAGTATGTGTACTACCGCAGTTCCAAGATTACGTCTGGCAGTCGGAGTAGAGGGTTTCGTTACCCATATAACATTCAAGTTATACTTGGGGATAACCATACTCAGTCTATGCATTAGACTCTCAGGCTGACTCGACATGATTCTTGGATTGGTCGTCAGATAATTAGCTGGTGTACCTTCTATCATCAGATAGGGGTACTGTACAGCAGACAACCGTTGTAGAGAAGCCCCCTGCCTCTTAGTATCAGCAGAGAACAGGTTCTTATACAGCTCCTCTGGTGAGCCCTTTCGCTCTATAACACAGCACTCAGGATATTCCTTCAAGCGGTAATCACCAGTGTCCAGCTTTATATTCTCAACTGTAACGGCGACCAGCTTACGCTTCCGCATATCAGAAGGGTCGTCAAGATAGACATGTTTTGGAAACAGCAGGGGATATTGTTCCCTTGTGTCTACTTGTACAGTTATCTTTGATGGTATCGTTGTCGACATTACTCTGTAATTACTTCCTTCGCATATGTAATTGGAATAGTCCTCATTAACTGTTCTATCAGTATACCCAATAATGGAGGACTTGTCAAGTGCTTATCAACAATTTTATCAATTATTTTTTCCTCATTCGGAGCACAATCTATATAGATTGAGTCGTGAATTTGAAGGCACAATACGGATTTCAGGCACAAGTCTATCATATCCCCGTAGATGGCCGCCTGTGCCGACTGCATTAACTGTGCGGCAATAGTCTGTATGGGGAAGTCACAAATCTCACTAACAGAATGCGACATAGATTCCCCAGTGCCCCACGTTCTGCTCCACCCTGTCGGCAGTTCCAGATAGCCCTTCCGCCTAACGGTCTCGATGAGGGTATCCTGCCACTGACGACTCTGGGCATAACGGGCATTGGTACGGTCTATAGCTGCCTGACATACCTCAAGCTCCAGATGGATACCGAAGTCCTTCATCAGAGTCTCTTGGAACTTCAGGGCTCCTCCACGATAGGCCATTAGGAAGTTCAGGGTCTTTCCGCCCTGTCGCTCCCTCTTCCTGAATGTAGGACCCTTCGGGTCAGCATCTGGGAATATCAATAAGGCTGTTTCTGTGTGCCTATCTATATCGTTCTGGTACTCCCTCAGCATAATAGGGTCACCACTCATAAAGGCTAATACCTTCAGCTCTATCTGGCTCAAGTCGTAGCCTATCAGCTTGCCTCCTACGAATCTGGTAGTCATACAACTCTTAATTTCAGATGGGTCTGTCTGGGTTGGTGGTTGTTTACAACTAAACCTACCCTGTATGGTTCCCCCACTGTTATCAGTACTGCTCTTATTCTCATACAGTGGGATAGGATACCACATCGGATACATAATTCCAATATTAGGTCTATCGTGTACCGTATGGATTAAGCCTTTCTTCGATGGATGCAGTAGGTTATTCGTATAAGTATCCACCATCTTACTGCTATCCTGATAGGTCTGATAGGCTTCTAGGACGGCTATGTCCTCTGGGTCTATGGCAACACCCATCAGCAGGTTTACATTATCCTTACTGGTAGAGACCTCCTTCTTCTTCTCAGTTAGCTTTAATCGGTTATCATTCTCTAACCCATACTTCTCCAGTAGGGTCTTGATAAGACGAAGCGTAGACTTATCTGAGCCAGTACCTTTGAACAACAAGGGGAATCCGAAGTGATTATCCAGTGAACTGGCTGTAGCCATTGCAGTAGTGATATGGTCTTTATGTATCTTATCTATCTTACGCAGTTTATCCAAGTTGAAGGCCACTCCTGATTGCTCTAAGCCTATGCTAGCCCACAGTACATCATTCCTCATACGTGCACAGACTGGTCCCAGCTTGGCTGAGTTAGCACCATATATCTTTTTGATTTGAGTCAGACAATACTCTCTAAGCTTCAAGGTAACTGCCACATCCAACGCATTATAGTAGATTAGATGCGGGTCGTATGACCCTTTGGCCGTACCAGTTGCTCCTGTTACCAGCAGTTGTGAATAGTCGGCGAGACCAAAGAGCGTAGCCAATTCTTTCAGACCACGCTCTGGTCTCTGCTCGTAGAGTAAAAAGGAGAGTAGTAATGTATCGTCCAGTTTAATGCGAGTCGGTGACAGCATCCAGTTTAGTCTGGAGTCATTCGCCTTTAGGAATCCCACATCAAACTTTATATTCTGTCCTATTAGGGTGGTCCCAGAGTTAGCTATCTGTCGCACCCACTGACGTATCAACGGCTGATGGTCTGCCCACGAATAGTAGTATGTCTTGACGCCTGTTGGAGAGGACTCGTCGTAGTGTCCAAAAGACACGGAGACAATCTGTTTATCTATTGGCACCTTGTCTATATACAGACTCTTCTTAGGATGAAAGACTGTCTGGTCTTGTCCATCCAAGATACCATACGTCTCTATGTCTAAGCCCACTATGTCTGGTAACTCACTGGGAACAGGTACCCCCACGATTGGCGTTACCGTTACACCGGCAGGAGTAAATTCACCAGTCAGATAGCGTCGCAGAAGGGTGAAGTGTGCGTGCATCGCCGGAAGCTTCCCCGTCTGCTTTCTGCTGGGGGATAAGATAGCGGTATGATAGGTATAGAATACAGGGATAGGCTTATGCTCCTCCGGTGTTGTGAGTCCTGTAGCCTTCTTACCTGTACCTAATGAATCTAATGTGTGTCCCTGTAGGGAAAACATATGGGTTAAACTTGAGTGGCGGGTTACAGCGGTCACTCCCCATCGTCCAGTGCAGAGGATAACTACATCTGGATATTCACTACATAATGTATTCAAATCATTCTGTAGATTGGTTCGGCAGATGTTGACCTGACCGGCGGTGGGGTCTGCGTTCTGCGGTGGATGACAACGGACTGCATTGGAGAGATAGACATCACTGAGGTCATTGAGTTTGAATAGGTCAATAAACTGAGTCAGTAGTTTTCCAGCAAAGCCGACCCACGATGTGCCTTCCTTGTCCTCAGAATATCCAGGAGCCTCCCCGACTACAAGCACAGCCGTCCTCTTCTGCGTGTGGGACTCGCCAGTGTGCAGTCGGGTAGGTATCCCTGGGTTCTTTGCGGTCGTATGCAGGTCACAGAGCTTACACTGGTTGTTGGGCAAGAAGTTCACGGGCTTGCATCTCCTTATTTATGCACTCTAATACATTCAATCTCCACATTGCAATCAGCAGTAGACGTGCATCATCGGATGTTATCTCGATTACATTCTTCCCTATCTGTAGGGAGTTCCACAACTGTGACCCAATACTATCTAGACTGTTCATTTTCTTTCTCCTTCCACCAGTACACGTAAACTGGCAATAATAATTTCAAAGGGGGTGGGGTAAAAATCAATCCAAACTTGCCAATTTTCGTAGTCAGCAGTTTTAGTATCGATATGATATGTAGCGTAAATAGATTGCAATGAAGATAAGTAATGCCTCCTAGCCTTCTTCACCGCCAAGTCACGCACAATAAAAGCAATATCAGCTTGTGAAGCATTGCCAATCTCATAAGCGTCCATCAACTCTGGGCATAGTTTTTTTAGTGTTTCATTCTTACACAACCACCAGTATCGCTGGTCGTCATCCAGTTTTAGCACTTCTAATAGATTCATTTTTGGGTCTCCTTCTCCTCGCATAATGTTAGTAAGTACTCTACGACTTCCAATGATTTCTGAGTATGCTTCAGGAGGTCTGGATTATCTTTATACATCTCCAGACTCTGCCGACGCATCTCAATAACTTCTATCAAATCCTCGATGGCTCTTTGGTTAATAGATTTTTTCATCTCTTGCTCCTTATTAATGGAATGATACCGTGTCTGTAGAGGCGGATGCTATCACGGCTATGGTTGCTAGGACTTCGAGTTGTGTAGCCAGAGCCTCTATCGCTTCGTTACAGCAGGCGTACTGGAAATCATTGAAGGACATGCCGACTCTACCATAGACTTCTGCTTTTGATACAAGGGCTCCACCATCTACTCTGTTAATCCGCTTGACTATCTCGATGCGTACTCTGGCGAGGACGGCGTCGATGTCGGCGGTGGTTAGTTTAGGTCTGCTGACGATTGTGTTAGCTGGCGTTTTGGGTGTTGGCTGTTCCATTTTCTTTCTCCGATATAAGGGGTTCAATCTTCCAATAGTGATTACACTCACCATTCTCGTCTTCGTTAAACATTGCGTAGGACTGCCACTCAGCATTAGGACTAGCGGTGTATCTGTAGCACGAATGCTTCCGTAGACATTCCGTATTCTTACATAATGTTATGTCGCTATTCATAAAAAACCTTCTTTCTATTATACCATACTAAAAGGAAAAGAGGAGGAAATCGTTTTAACTTATATTGTATGCCGTAGGGGATTCAGCACGCACGATAAAGTTAATATTATTTTTCCGTTTCCTCCTCATATTCGTTGTGATACTTTTCGTTCTATTGCCTGATACGGGCAATCAATATTATTTTGTTCCAAGCACGTGTCATACTTACTCTTGGATACAGGCCAGAGCCGTTCTTGTTTCAGCACCAGTGTCCCCTGTAGACACTTCGGACAATGCTTGCCGAGTTCGGCAGTGTCGTCTGTCTCAAACTCACAGTATGGACAGGTAATCATTTCTTCTCCTTGTCCAAATTGAATTGATATGTGAGTGCCAGAATAACTATCCCAGTGATTGCCACTATTGCTATCCAAGAAGACTGAGCTGAAGCTATGCCTGCTATTCCAGCAATCGCAATATTTGTCTTTCTGCTAAAACCATAAGTGCTTCCAACATCTTTGGTTTCTGGCGGTAAAGCCTCATCAATAACTTCGTTTGTTTTCTTTGCCATATTTTATCTCCTTATAATTACAGGCAGGGAACGGCTGACACAAGCCAGCCGATAGCGAATATAAATATGAGCGGAATCTATATAGGAATAAACTATACTCATTTTACTCCCCTGCCTTATTTACTTACTAATTCCATTTATGGGAAACTTTTTCCAATCGCGCTGTTTAGTTTTAGCCCAAGTATCTTCAATAACTTGTTGCATATCAATTCCTTCAGCCTGACAAAAATCAGCTAAGTAAATAACAGTATCAGCAACAGCATCTTTGATGTTTTCTGTATGTGGCTCACTAATGCGAATACCTTGTTCTCGTTTAAGAAATGCGTGAGCCAATTCGCCCAACTCTTCAACTGCACCAAGTAAAGGCCACCAAGACGGCCTATCTCCGAAGTTACGTTTCACCCATTCAACTTGCTCTTTTTGTATTTTACGTATCATTGTTATTCTCCTTTATTTAATTACCGTTATTTTAACTACTTTTTTTACCGCAACTTTGCTTGGGTCTTTAACTGTGAACGTAACCGAATATGTATGAAATAACCAGTTTGTTGATTTTGGTGTCCAACTAAAAACACCCTGATAGAACGTTGCCCCGCTTGGCATACCGCTTGCTGAATATTTTAAGACATCGCCATCAGCGTCATTGGCAATTACCGCAAATTGCAACAGTTGCCCCTTCTTGACGGTCTGGGCAGGAATAGATACGAACACCGGTAGTCTGTTTACATTGACTACTGTGATGTTTACAACCTGATTAGCCTCGATAGTTTCACCCCTCATAATCTTGAGCGGAACCGCCCTGTTGCCAGCTTGATTGAAGTCAGGCGTCCAGCTAAATCTGCCACTTTCAAACTTACCACCGAAATCATAAACCTTATCTTGATACAGGAACACCTCATTCGAGTCAGAGCTATGCGGCTTCACAACAAACGATAACGACTGTCCTTCCTTAACAGTCTGGTTCGGGATTGGCTCAAGCCAGTATGCAGTAAAACTTGTAGCTGCTAAAAGTATTACTGTTAAGTATTTCATAGTATTTCCTCAATCACCAATAAATTTTTATCTTCGACGGGTATGATAGCAGGGGTGACGGGTGATGTCAAGAAAAATCCGAAATTTTTTTTGTAAGTATGTAAAAATAATTCTGGATACTGTATATAGATGTCATAGTGATATATCTACGAACAGTTTCGTAACGCTGGGACCACCCAAAAGCGATGAGTGGATATTCGTGTAGTAGGCTATTACGCTAATACGCTATTACACTATTACGCTAACAGGAATCCGATAGAGGGTAGAGATAGAGGGTAGAGATAGAGGGAGACCAGGAAATGGACCAGAGGAATACTGTAGGAATACTGTAGAGTTTGGGGGGACTCTATCGCTGTTTTTTACTCTCTAAAAGAATATTTTTAGATGTTCATAAGTGCTTATTTTATCGGTAGTTACAGCAGAAAATAAAATAAAGTTTTTCTTGCGTATATCCGAATTATATAATATACTTTTCGCAATAACGGCCAAAGTTGCCGACAGTGGTAGTGATAGTGACAAGAGTAAAGGAGATATAGTATGAGTATACATAAGATTAACCAGATACGTTATCAGATACAGCAGGAGGTAGAGGGGTGTAAGTCACCACAGTGTCCTAAATATATGAGAGGAGATGTAGTGTATATTGCTAAGAATCTGGGGGCTTCCATGAGTCACTTCCCAAAGGCACAGATTGCCATAGTAATGGGGGCAGATGATGATGGAGATGGGGAAGAGAGTTATGAGCATGAGGTGAAACTTCTGAGAGACGGGAATGAGGTATGCTGGTATAGGGAGAAACAGTTGACTTTCCTATATAGAGGGTCAGCCAGACTTATCTCCCTGCTAAATAAACTGGCAAGTGCCCTCTCTTCAGAGAGACAGAAGAAGGAGAAAGAAGTAGGCGTGTGCCATGTATAGTGCGTAGAGATGGGAGAGTATAGAGTAAAGGAGACAGACAATGATACAGAAGGACAATCCAGTGAGATTCATAGTGGGCTTCGGAGTGATGGTGATGGGAGGTGCAGTAGTCTACATAGCTGGAGTGTGTGCCATAGGATGTGGCGTAGTGTGGATACTTAGTCAGATAGTAGGAAGGATAATTGGTAGATAGTATGAGATACGGACTCAGAAATAATGATGGCGGTAGTGAGTATACCAGATGGTCTGGTAGAGCTACGGCTGTCAGTAGTTGCAGCAGTTCTCTGGAGGCAGAGAGGAGTACTATGAGCAACTATGCAGTGGTCGCAGCGTTCCTAAAGGGACTCCCTGAGAGTAGTGGACACCTGACCAGTACTGGTAAGACACTACTAAGTTATGGGCGACCGATAGCCGAAAGAGTGAGTCCAAGCGAAGGTAGAGGTGAAGAAGTGCAGATACTAACAGAGCCGAGTCCAGTGGGGACACGGACTGTCAGTAGGCACAGAACTCTGGTAGCCGAAATAGCGAGAGACAGAGGCATCAGAGTAGCAGTAATAGTCTCTCAAGGAGAATAGTATAATGTCAAGTTTCAATATCAAAGTTACAGACGTCAGTGGTGCAGAGAATACAGTCGTGGTGAACAGCGGTGACACACTCGAAGACATCAACGGAGTCGACTGGAGTGACCAGTTGGTCTACCTGAATGGCGCAAGACAAGAGTCAAACACAGACCTCAGAGCCAACGACCACGTAGTGTTGACTCCTAAGTCTGGGAAAGCAGCGGCTTAACTAATGTCCGAGAGGGAAGACAAAGTGCTGGCTGGTGTCTCCATAGAGAGGGGTTCGACTCCCCTTTCCTCTCTTACTGTTTTCATGATAGTAGTTACTCGTAGGGTGACTACACTCCTAAATGCACTTCTTGTTGTAGTAGCAGTGTGGTATCTGGCAGAGTATACTGTTAGTACCATACTGCTATTTTTATTTGGACTCCCTCTCAGTAGAGTCCTATTTAGGAATAGAATATACACGAAAAGTAGTAGTGTATAGAGATTAGATAGAAAGGAGACGATAGTATGAAACAAGTACGTACTGTACTCCGCAGGACACGCAGACCAGATGGTGTTAGAGTCGCCAAGAAGTCTGAAGATGTTCTGGGGAGTCCAAAGACCCTGACTGTAATCGGGTGCGGAGGTGTACTGTGGGCAGGTATACCCCAGATGACTACCTGGTTGCACAGACGGGGGGACATCCGAGTCCACCTGATAGATGGTGACACGGTGTCCAACACCAATCTCAGCAGGCAGTGGTGTCCCAAAGTACTGGGATACAATAAAGCTACAGCCGCTGCCCAGTTACTGGCTACTCTGACATCCAAAGAGATACCTATCTATGACCACCCAGAGATGGTCAATGTGTCACTGTTGGCTAACTATGGACTGCGGAGAGTAGATGAGTATGCAGTAGTCGTGAGTATTCCAGACAGCCACTATGTCAGGTGTGAAATACACAAGACACTGTGTCAGCTGTCAGAGGAACTCAAGTTCCCAGTGTTCGAGGTGACTGCTGGAAATACAGCCAAAGACGGGTATGCCTACCTCTGTATGCACTACAAAGGTGAGACCTACCTGGACTATCTGTTCTGGCATCCAGACATGCAGGAGAGTGCAGACGCAGAAGCAGCCGGTATGGAAAAGACGTACTCCTGCGGCAGAGCCAAAGCCACAGAAGAACAAGTCATACAGACAGTGGCGGGAAATCAGTTGACTGCCCACTGCCTATGGTCACTCCTTGATACACTGGTAGAGGATATGAACACCTGGTCACATATCGCAGAAGAGATGAATCCCACTCCACTGATGGTCAAGACGGAGTTTAAGTGGATACAGCCAATAAATAGACATACTGAGATTTCCTGGCGGGCTGAGAGTATAGCAGGACGAGCGACAGATGAGGAGAATAGGAAGAATGCAGAGGAACTGATGGCTCGCAGGAAGACAGAGTCACAGAAGGAGGTGGCTAATGACAAAGTGGAAGTATGATGCCGTAAAGGGCATTAAACTCTTAGAGGCCAAACCAGAGGCACAAACACAGGCACAGGCGAAGGCGATTCAACAGACCGAGTCGCCTTCCGCTACAACTGTGACTCCCCCAGTTACTTCCCCGATGACTCCTCCAACGACTCCCCCAGCTACTGTGAAGATAGAGAGGAAGCCTAAGCATACTGCTGTACTGGTGAAGCTGGACGGAGTGACTACTCCCCACTTCGTCACCTTTGAGGGAAAGTGGATGGAGCAGACAGAGCTGTTCGGCAGTAAGACTATCGTGTATACGACTGAAGAGAGACTCCAAAGAGCGATAGGTGTGGATAAGTTCCAAGAGGTAGCCCCGACTATGCTGAAAGAACCAGACGTAGTATGGCAACTGCCAGCAGACCTCATACAGGGCTGGGGACAGTATCTGTTAGATGCATTCCCAACCACAGAGGTAGCTATACTGTACGGCAGGAAAGTACTGGCTGATGGTAGTGTCCAGTGGCTCGGCGTAGTACCAGAACAAGAGGTGAGTTCTGCATCCGTAGATATAGATGACTATGCAAAGGCAATGGATAGACTTATTGGCGGAGGCTACAGAGTGATTGGCACTCTGCACACACATCCTGGTGGACTACTGACTCCCTCTTGTACTGATACAGATGACCTGTGGCAACTTGGCGGAGTACACCTGATAGTATCCAGAAGCAGAGGCATCAGCTGGTGGTTCTCCCAGCACGAAGCCTACTGGAGAATATGGGAGGACGTCTCCCCGACTACAGTAGCAGTAGCAATGGCACAGACGACTGGCACTTCCACACGGCCAGTCACTCTCCATAAGAAACAATTGACGGAGAAGGACTGTCCAGTCTGGTTTACGAGGAAAGAGAGAAAGGCTTGGAAGAAGCAACTACGAGAGTCCACATTCAAGACGAAGACGACTACTACTATTACGACTGCTGCGACAGAGCCGGAGACCGGTACTGGTTTGGTGGTCCCAGAGTTCCTGGTAGACGAAGACGGAGACGTGAAGTTCGGTGAGATGGTGAGTGAGAAGACCTTCGGATTCAATAGTGGTGGTCACAAGAACTACAACTACAACTACAGTGGAATGCAGGAAGGCTTCGACTGGACAAAGGAAGTAGGCAGTCAAGTGATAGTAGGTGCATCCGGCTGTGGATACCCAGCGTACTGTGTACACAAGATATACGACCGGACAAATACCTGTAAACTCAGTGGGTACTGTAAACACCAGACAAAGTTAGCAACAGAGGCAGGGGCAGTAAACGAGACAGCCAGACTGGGACAGTCTATAGGCATACCTACTGTGTTTCCCGCCTGTACTTTTGAGGGCTGGTGTAAGGACCAGAGACTTCTGGGTACAGAGAAAGACTGGTGTATCTATACTGGAACTTGTGCCAATCAGAACCATACACACATCTACAGGAAGTGGGACACTACAGTGATTGGAGAGCCAAAGCCCCGCAAGAATGAGGAATACAAAGCACCATACACTATCGAAGGCAGTAAGGTGTATGGCAGGACAGTATCCGCAGAAGAGTGGAACACCTATGGTGCCTGGAGACAGGTGATGGCGGAGAAGATGAAGAGTGGGGAGATAAAGAGTTCTCCAGACCACCCCGTAGACCTGAGCTTCGATGGGTGGAAGGCGATAGTAGCGAAGAAAGAGGCAGAGAAGAAGATTATACTGGCGGATAGTGGTCCTACTCCGACCAAAGCCGAGATTAAGAAGGCAGAGAAAGACTCTGTCTGGCAGACTCTAGGTAAGGGCGAGTATAAGCTGGTAGACCTAATAGACCTCTTTGATACTACAGACATCAGGACAAAGTACTTTGAGGAGTATAACACCATACACTACAGGCTGATAGCTATGCTGAAAGGCATCAGGGACCACCTACAGATGACACAGAAGGAGTTTCGTGACTTCGCACCAGAGAAAGTAGTAGACTGGGGTACAAGAGTCGAGAAGCTAATAACAAGAATGCTGTTTGTGATAGACCCCAGTATCACTGCTACAGCTGCAAAGAAGGATAATACAAAGACAGATACAGAGAAAGGAGATGCCCCATGCCGTTAGACCCAAGAGTAGTAGATGATGAGACTCTCCAACGGCAGATAGCTGTTGACGCAGCCAGAGAAGCAACACAGCCAAGAGAGGCGAGACAGCCAACGACACCACTACCACCACTGATAGAGAGGCTAGTAACATGGGCAATCCAGACGGATGGAGGCTACAGGGGGATAGGTGGCAGTGTGTGGAGTGGACGGTCCTTAGAAGACCTAAGAGTAGTTCCAGAGTCTAAAGAAGTAAAGGAGATAGAACCAGATATGAAAAAGAATGCGAGTAAAATCACCACTCCGCTGCCCGTTAGTAAGATAGAGTTGCAGAGGCAGGCGGCCGAGAGAATAGGAAAGCCTCTGCCAACAGGGAGGGTGGGACACTACTATGAGATGTGGGACACTGCTGACCCTGCCAAGAGTATTGTAATCTTTGAGAAGGAGAGCCCAGATGATGTGAACTACACCAGTATATTTGCTTTGGGAAGTCACGCAGACTGTAGTCCCCTGGGTCTAACTACCAGAGATAAGAATGTAGTATCAGTACAAAGACTTATGGGCGGCAACCACTGGGATGCAGCAGTATCCAGACGCATAACAAAATCGCAACCCAGAGACAGTAGGAACTGGTATCGTAGACACCTCACCGACTATCTGAATGAGTGTCGACCAGAGTATGTCAGAAGTCCTGGGAGAGATGGTCTCTCCCACCGCATAGAGTTTGAGAGGGCGGTACCCTACTCCTACTGGGCAAACGCCTACGATAGTAAGACGGGACAGGTGAACAATATCCCACTGCATAGCCTAAGTGTGACGGAGATGAATGCGGTGGTTGACCTGCTGGTGACACTACAGCGAGACCTGATAATCCCTGTACTTAGTAACTGTAATGGAGCCACCGGAGCAACTGAGGCAGTAGACAGGGTTCTGACAACTACGACAGAGATACTACTGTATAGCTGGATAGTACGCAGCAGAGCGTTCTACGCAGTAAACAGACGCTCAAAGACCACTCCAGAGGGAGTGCCTTCTTCTGCACCGACACCACAGACAGCGGTATATCCACTGGGGAATGACTTCCAGTACTTGCAGAGTGTAATCGAACAGATGAGATACACTACGAAACCACTGTATACCACCTTTACTATGACTCCAGAAACAGAAGACCCACAACAGCCAAAGAACCTGACTACAGCAGCACAAAGGATACAGTCTGTACTGTCTGAGATGTCATCACTGACAAGAGAGAGACTGCGTCAGGATATAGCGGTGCAGTATCTAAAGACCTTCGAGCCTATACTATTGCCAGGTACGGAGAAGGGTATTGCGTGGGTAGAGACAACAGGATACATCAGTCAGTGCCTTGATACTATAGCAGACCAGAAGAGTAATGGAGACCTTTGTCTGGATAAGACTCATACGATTGGGGCAGTGGGTGTCCTTAGCCGTAGTGGGAATGTACTACAGGAAAGAGGAGGATACAGTGCACTGCCAGTAATAGATAATACTATAGCAGTACGTCTTAGTGGTGGACGCTCACATATACAGAAGGACTTCCGTTCTATGGTGACAGACGAGACACCAGTTGACTTGACGGGACTCCAGACCACACTGGCAAAGGCAATGAAGGGAATCGAACAGATTGATGAGTGGAGACAGGACAGGATGAAGAAGCGTCCAGAGGAGTTAAACTCTGTGATGCCACAGCAGATTATCACACTGAAGACTACACAGGGAATTCCACTGTATATCAATGCAGAACAGCGGGTGGCAGTGTTTGCTGCCGGACTTGGACTGCACTCCTATTTCTACAATAGAGCCGGTGCCCACTATAACTATGACTATTATGTTCCTAATCGCAGTCGTGATGGACAGATAGAACTGGAGACCCCACAGATAGTCGTTACTACTGGACCCACACTGGGTATCGGTGATGTCTGGGGCTGGACTGTCTATAGTACGACTAACAAAGGTGGAAGTCTGATAGTGGTAATACCAGAGGAACAGTGGGACGCCTTTCTGATGAGTGGTCTGTGGCAGAAGGGTGCTGTACTCATACCAGCCATAACATACTGGCAGGGATGGGGAAGTGGACCAGTAGTACCTACTCCCAGTCAGACATTCGGGTCCCTACTGTGGTGGACTAATCAGGGGCCAAACAACAGATGTCTGGGGGCACTGGGTGATGCCCTGCTGGAGGCCAGAGGTATGTGGAGTGTCGCTACACAGGACTTACGCTCGAAGGGCAAGATGTCTGTTATACAGAGGTATGCTATGGCAGACCAGATAGCCAGTCCTAACACAGATGCCCACGTTACTGGGATGACAGAGACGTATATTCCTACAATACCACTGTTACTGGCACTGCCGAAGATAGGTAAGGTGGTGGAGAAGATGGCGGTCAGTGACTTTGAGGACATACAGCCTGCTGTGGCTGGTGCTGTCCACAGGGAGCTGGGAAACCTACTGGTGTATACGTGGCTGGGAGCTATGAGAACAACAACAGACCAGACACCACTGTCAGTAGTGCGGTTTGGAGTACCAGTGAAAGAGCCGAAGGAACACACCTGGTGGTGGTCATTCCCCACAGATACAGCTGTGTATGACAGGTATGTGCCGTTGCCCAGAGTATACTTTCCCTCGATGGGAGATATACATATAGCACTACGGCAGTCTAATCTCACACATCAGACTGGCGGGTTTGTATCAGTTATAGACCTGCCGGTAATCGTAGACCCGCCAAAAGAAGGTGCTGCTAAAGGTGAGAGGCGGAGGCTGGAGTGGTCTGTTGGGTCAGAGTTCTTCCAAGAGAAGGCCGATGAGAAGGCTGAGTCTATGGATAACTGGAGGGACACCTATGGCAGTATAGCAATGATTGCCTATCTATTGAGACTACAGAGGCTATTGCCAGAGCTCAGACTAACGAGGACGGACAGGACATACTTCTGGCAACTCGGCAGAAGGGAGAGTTCCGACCACGAGAAGACTGGTGCAACCGTGCTGGTAGACTATCAGGGACGACTACTACCGGCTGATGCACGCAAGATTATGCTGGCAAAGGCAGCACAACTGGAGAAACAGACTTATAGGATGGACACAGAGCTGCCTACTCCACTACTGAAGAAGGATAGCAGCAGACTATTCTGGGAGTTAGGTATGTCAATGCACCCTATTGGACTCTCACTGGTTAATGTATACAGTAGCACATACTCCGCACTGTATTTGGAATACCTGCGGGCAGGAGTCACTCCACAGAATGTAAGGTATGCCAGATATCCCAGAGATATGGGGACCGAGTCTGACGTTATAGGTAACATCCAGGGTGTACAGGTGGGAGGCTATGGCGACATGAGCCCAGTAGTCGCAGTGGACAAGTACGATATACGGCATACAGTGAGTCATATAAACAGTATATACCTAGAGCAGATACGATGTGACTACATACAGGATTCAGTGGTAAAGGTTATTGCAGAGATAGAACTACGGCTGTCTGATAGATATCCAGATGTGAGGCAGAGGTTGCTAAAGAGTCTGGAGAGTATCTCATATGTAACACCCAAAGCATTACAGAAACAGATGGTGGAAGTCATAGACGCATATATAAAGGTAAAAGGAAAGGAGTCGGTATAGTATGAAAATATATAATGTAACATTCCAGACAGAGCCCATAGTGGTGGAGGTTGAGCAGGATGGACTCAATGAGACGGGAGAGGAGATGGCAGCCGCAGATAAAGCATACACAGAACTGGCACAGTCATTGATAGAGCAACTGGCTATTGTAGATGCAGATGGAGTCCTGATAAGCAGAGTATCTGATGCTCTGCGGGAAGTCTTACAAGCAACTGTAGTGGATACAACCAGGGATGCTGGGATAGAAGAGATGGTAGAGGCACTGGATGCCGATGAGTTATTGGGTACGGATGCAGATACAGACAATATTAACACTATAAAGGAGATTGAAAATGAACTGGAATAGTCTGACAAAAGATGACTGGATAAGTATAGGACTGACAGCAGCATTCATCATATGGATAGCTGCCGCAGTCTGGGAGATGGTACTGAAGACCAGACAGCATAAGAGGCAGATGAGGAAGTATGAGGAACAGAATAAGTATATAGACGAAGCGTATAAGATACTGAAAGAACATATATGGAGTATTGATATACACTATAGACAGCATCTGAGAACTCTGCACGCTAAGGACAGCTGGCAGAAGATAGAGGATGTTATCAGAGGTAAAACTGTGAATAGACAAAGAGATAGACAGGGCCATAGATAGTAATGGTAGTGTCCAGCCCAGAGGTTGGTGGAGAGTTTGGGTTCGAGTCCCACTGGACACATTGGCTATATGAAATAGAGTATATTGTAGAGTGTATAGTAAAGGAGATTAGTATGAGTAAGAGTAAGAATAAGAGTAAGAGTAAAGCGAAGAAGGTTAGTATTATGGAGAAGGTAGAGAGGCATCTGAATACTGGAAAGACTCTGACTACATTAGAGGCTTGCAGGAAACCCTTTTGTACACACAGACTGGGGGCTGTTATACATCAGCTGAAGTGGAGACTTATTAGACGAGAGAGTCCGAGGGCTATTGTCATGGAGAGAGTCAGACGAGTGAATGCCATGGGACGCAGAGTTAGTATAGCAAAGTATAGTCTAAAGTATAGTCTAAGGTAAATCGCCTCCTTTTAGTACACCCACTACTGACTTTATACTGGTTGGTAGTGGGTTCTTTTATGACTATTAGTGGATAGACTACTGGAGGGACCTGACTGTTTGGTGGTCCCAGGTGTTTGGGATAGACGGGCAGCGAGTGGATAGTCGGGTGGGGGGGTGAGTAGATGGACTATATGAGGAGGAATTCGTGTAGGAGGGGGGAGAGGGTGTTAGTGGGTGTTAATCTGGGAAAGATAGAGTGCCGGGATAAGATAGAGGATTTGGATAGACTGGGCCTGATGTAGAGATTATAGGTCGGGAATATACAGGCGGAGGATAGAAACAAGATACAGATTAGAGGGAATATATAGACTAAAAATATTTTTATTTTTATTAAAGATTACTGTTGACACGTGCCGAATAGTATATTATAAGTATGACAAGGTTAATCAATGTGATTAATCGAATAGAGTATAGTAAAAACAGTAAGGAGTGATTATCATGACAACAGCACAAAACACAACTACACAAAACGCAGCACCAATGACACAAGCACAGATTGAAGCAAAAAGCAAGGCAGACAGACAATATATACTTAACGCTTTGATTAGAGGGGCAAAACACCTCGCTAAAAATCCCTACGTACAATCGGAGAATGTAAAGACAAACCGGCTGCCGATTGGAGTTTGGCTGTTTGGTGATTCGGAGAATGGAGAGTTCTGCATTGCTCTCGAATTACTCCAAGACCATACTGCCGAACAGATAGCGGAAGTGATAGCTGAGATAAAACCGATTGACGGGATTAAAGTAGTCACTGAGAATATCGACCATAAAGACACAAAGGCAGTGACGGGATTCCTCATGGAGGTACAGAGTAAACGCAGTGATGGAAATAGGGCGCTCGATAAACCATACGACAAAGCCAAAATTTGGGTGATGGATATACTGGCGAAAACCAGTAAAAAAGGAAAGACAAGAGTAGCGCCAAGCTGGCTTAAGCAGTAAGGAGTATATACTATGTGTAGTGGGTAGTGGTAGTATAAGCAGGGCTTATAGTAGTATAAGAGATACTTATAGACGGTAGAGATAGAAGGAAACAGGGCTGGAATGAGAATCCAGCCTTGTTTGTTATATAGTTACATAACACACCTTGTCTATCCACAATATCCGAATGGGAGGACAATTATCTGGCTTCGGAGGAGGGTTTCTGTAATTTTGTAGCGGGAAGCCGTTTCCCGTTTCCTTTATGCCGTTGGTCGTTAGTCGTTGCCGTTATCCGTTAGTCGTTAATCTTTATCCATAAAACGAAGTTTTATACCTTTTATGTCGTTAGCCGTTAAAGCCGTTGGTCGTTAGTCGTTGGGAATATAGGGGAAATAGATAAGATAGCAAATACTTTTATATGTATGTCTTATGCGTCAGCGTCAGCGTCAACTTCATCAACGCAGTTGATTCCGCTGTAACACCGACAGTCTTTCTTAGAATGTGTGTAGCAGAAGGCGTCGGCCCCCTGGGTGAGTGAGTCGTATACTCGAAAGCCCTTTCTCACCCGCCACAACTTTTCAAATTCACCTTTCTTACCAAACAGTACTGGTAAGACTCCCATTTTCAGTTAACCCTTTTCCCAGAGGATGTATAGGGTTACCCCCTCCTACACCTATAATAATGAGGATTTCTTACCAGGAATCGTAAAACCCATTCTTACTCGTAAAAAATATTTATTTTCTTCTTGACAAGAAGTAAGGAATGTCTTAATATAGGGAAAGTAGCGTTTTTGAGAACATAACGAATCTTTTAAGGAGTAAACAAATGCCGTCTTCCGAAGCCCCTATCACCGCAAAAATCTGCGAATCCTGTACAAAAGCCGTCGGGAACCCCGTTGTCCTGCCAATATCCGAATTCTATGCAGATTCCTCAACTACGTCTGGATACAGCAGTCGTTGTAAAAACTGCCTGCGACGGGCAAATCGTGAGGTTTATGCCCGTAAGCACAGCCTTTACCGCCTCGCCCTAGTTCACGAATGTACCGACATCCCGCCCGACCAGCTGGCCGCAGCCCTCAACATCCTGCCAAAAGAGCTATCCCGCCTTCAGGCAACGACCAATGACTCTTCCATCCTAGGCAAAGTTCGTCTGAAACAGTGTGCCAATCCCTTCTGTGCCCGTATCCGTCCGGCGAACACCGACCATTTCTATCCTGACGTAACCCGTCGACACGGGCTGGATAATTGGTGTATCCGTTGTCGCAAGGTAACTAGGATACTACAGAGAGTACGTGAGTCTGAAGTTACCGAGATTGCCACAACCATAATCGACAAGGGTCCCCTGTCTGCCGAGGAACTCAAAGCTCTGGAGCCCGTAAAGGGAGCCGCCGAACTGGGCTTCGACGAAAACGGAATGCCGTTCTAGTGCTATGGATAGTAATATAACCAAATATTAAAATTTGAAAGGAGTAATTGTATGTTCTTTTATTTACGCACATTTGGACTGAAGGCCGCTATCGGCATCCATCTGGTAAACCTGACGAAGTGGTATCTGGGTGCCAGACGGATAAAGATATACTACAAGATTAAAGGTGGCCGTAACAAAAAGAAAATATTTTAATTTTCTTCTTGACTCAACTAACTGTACCCGCTATATTATATGAATAACTCGTACCTGAACCAGGTAGCGAGGTGGTGGAGGTATGTTCAGTTTGTGTAGGGGGTACTAAAACAGTGATTACCCATCTTAACACCCCCATACCCCCTTTTCAAAAAGGGTTAACTGGAATCTGTGGGACGAAAAGTGCTTACCCAAACCCCCAAATCCCCAGTATTAGCGTAATAATGAGGTTTTTTACAGTGGAATAATTCATTCTGGTAAGACACGAAAAAAAAATAGTTCTTACCTTAAGAATTACAAATCACTTTCCTGGTAAGAATCACCTCTTTTGAACTCCAAATAGAAGACCAATAATATCCTGAATCCTTTGAACCCTGGGACCACCCCTCAGAAAATAATTTTAATATTCCTGTTGACACGATATATCGTTTCTGATATAGTGGAGACATCAAAAGAAAGATGAGGTGAAAGAATGGAAGCCCTAAAAGCATTGTGGACGTTTTGGAATGTGGTAGGCATCGTTGGACTTATTACTCTTGGTGTTATCGAAGGTTATCTGATTAGCAAAGATAAGCCGACAATAACGAATATGTATCAGGCATTTATCGCAAAGGTTGTGCCGGAAGCTGCACTGAAGACTGTCTATTTAATCCTAACCGTTGTTGGAACGATTATTATGTTACCTTTCCCGTTGGATGGTAACGTGAAAATCTTCCTTGGCGGTATCTGGTGGCATTTGAATTTACCCAGCAAACTGTAACAATCTAATAAGGAGCCAATATGTTCGATGAAATCCTACAGGGGAGGAAGCCCGCCGTCTCTCCGACGAATGCTGCTTTAATTAATCCTCTACTCTCGGACACAAGACCCCTATCTCCGCATCCAAAGCCCATACGCATCGGTGACACAGTTCTGCTGGTTCCCGTTGTCGTGGCCAATCGTTATTTTCCAGGTCATAATGCCAGAGGAATTGTCTGGATATTGGATGCACTATGTGTTCCAATCGTCACAATGAGAGATGGCCAGTACTTCAACCTCTACAGTTTGGAAAAGGTTCTCCACTATCTGACGATGCCAGGCGGACGGGGCGTAGTATTCCCTGGAACCTACCTCAAGAAACAGAAGAATTATGCCAGAATCCACCGGAAAGAACCAACATACCGGATGGATGTCTTCGATGTAGAACAGCTGGAGAACCCTGTTATCGTTGGGGACCGCTTAACTACAGGAACTCCATCCAAAGCGAATGCGGCTGCCTATCTTAAGATACTGATGGGTCAGATTAAACGCAGATATACACAGGGTGCTGATACCAAAAAAGCAAAGAAGCGTCCAATGATTCCGGAAGCCCCAGTCGTTATCCCTCCGATAGAGGATGACAAGTTAATCGAGATGGATAACTCAGCGGAGAATATGAAGGATGTTGAACAAATGTTAAAGGACATAGCGAATGAGCCAATCACCCCCGCCGACAACGCCGATAGCCGAGAATAAAGCACTGGCGACTATCCCGCCAAACGGCTTATTAAGTCCGGCTAATAAACTGCCGGATTCCATCAAGAAGTTCTTATACTTCGTCGATGTGGATATGATTCAGGCCGTCCTGGAGGAAGAAGGATGGGAGCCAACAGATGAACTTCGCTACATTCTACAGGTGATTAAGGACCCCGACATATCTCCAACCCTGAAGTTACGGGCAATTAAACAGCTGATAGATATAAAGCGGTATGCTATGGAACGCAGCGGGCTGGTTATCACGGCCTTACGAAAAGCAGTTAATCAGGAAAGCGGAGATACCGCTGTCCTATCAACAAAGAAAGTAGCCTCTTTACTGACTGGTACTGAGGATTCGTTTGAAGCAAAGAAATTAATGCTAAAACCAAAAACTTTTAATTTAGGAAAAGGAGTAAAATCCAATGACAGCACAAAAGAGACCGACACAGGTTCCGAAGGTGGGACCGACTTATCAGGAAGTAATGGAGAATGCCAACAAAACCCCGCTGATGACACACGACGAAGCCAAGAAGCTGGTGGCTCAGGTAATGAACGAGATGGGAAACTCCCCGATAGCGGAGGAAGCCCCGACGCCAGTATCACCGCCGACCCTACCGCACCAAACCCCCTTGCAGCAACCGTTGGAGCAACCAGCAGCAGTGGAACAAGAACAAACAACGCAGGCAGTGCCTGTAGTAGTGGACGAGAGCCAGACGGCTCAACCCATAAGCCTCCAGTCTCAACCTTCCAGCTCCCAGGACTCGCCAGACCAACTCCTAATCCAAAGGATTCGGCAGGAGATTAACACATCACTGGTAGATTATGTCCTGAAACTGTTGAGTGAGAATGCCCATGCGATATTCCCAATCTCCTATGGTTGGATGCCGAAGAACTTCTCCGGCCAGGTGGTATCCCTTATCACTATCCCCTCCGTCTTTGGAGACTATATTGTCAGCAACCTGCCAGCCCTGAAGCTGATGATGAAGGATAACATACACAATTACCGATGGGATGCTATGGTTTTAATGCATTGGGCAGTTATTGATGCACTGCGATTGCTGGCAATAGCTCCACTGGTAGAGGCGGAAATTGGAAGAGAATAGAATCATTACAGATTCCAGTTATCCAGAGGGAGTGCATCCAATTAATTATCGGATGTTGCACCCCGACAACCCGTGGTATCCACTGCCTGCCGATTATGCCGATTTAACGGAAGACGGACAGAAGGAAGCTCGTCTGGCCGCCCTTAAACGGCAGAATACTCCGATGGAGTTAGTGGCTGCGTGGGACCTCTTCCGACGGCTATACCTTCAACCGACAGAGCCTGGATTCTTCTATCATAGCTTTACACCATCGCCAAAGTTTCATTACGAATTAATTTATGATGCTGGGAATTATGCCAGAAATATTGTGGCAGCCCCTAGGGGTTTCGCTAAATCCGTAGTTATGGGTACAGAACTGCCGTTGTTGTTAGCTCTTACCCGTTCATATCTGCGGATACTAGTATCCCTCTCTACGGAGACGATGCTGGACGAGCGATTCAGCACCTTTATGATTCAGTTGACTGAGAACCCCTATATTATTAATGACTTCGGCCACCTCAAACCTCCGAGAGCCGCTTCCAGAATATGGAACCACGAACTCCTACAACTGGCAAATGGCTCCCAGATAAAAGGCTATAGTGTTCGCAGTAGGAAAAGAGGAGCCCGTGCCGATGTCTTTCTTCTGGATGACCCAGAGTACGACAGTACATCAGGCTCCAGCCTCAGTAACGACGTAATCCTGCGGGAACAGTTTCAGCAGTTCCTCTTTAAGCAGGTTATCCCGATGCTAGAGAAGGGCTCCGTAGCTTTTTGGATAGGCACTATGATTTCCAGACAGTCATCTCTATATCATGCCTGTTATGAGGATGATGAGAGGTTCACCTACTGGAATCGCAGGGTGTACTCGGCCCTCTATCCATCTGAGAAAGACCCCAGTAAGGTAAGCCTGCTGTGGAGTAACCATTGGGATGCTGATTTCCTGAAGGTTCGTGAAAAAGAAATCGGCAGAAGCCACTTCTTGTCGGAGTATATGAATGCTCCAGGCAACCCAGAGGACAGAATCCTGCGGGTTGACCCAATCCTAAACGAATACGTCATAGATGGACAGGATGAGATGTTTGCCCAACACCCGTTATCTATGGTAGCCCCCCTTAACTACTATCGGTATGATAGAGCTAAGGATAAATGGGAAAATATAACGGTAGCCTCCGGTGTATTCTTCAAAAAACTCTACCGGATGATTACCTTTGACCCCTCAGAAGGGCTGGGCTCCCAACACGATTACAGCTGTCTGGTGGTATCAGGATTAGACCGTGAAAACTGCCTGTGGGTACTGGACATGTGGATGGGCAGGGCCCCAAACGCAGCACTTTTGAATATAATATACAAGTATGGGCTGAAATGGAGACCCAAAGTAATAGGAGTAGAGTCAAACTCCATTCAGATTCAGCTGGCAGATGCTATGGGAACCATAGTCAAAGACCGAGGGCAGACTACCAACTGGATGCCTGCGGTGGTCCCAGTTGACTATACGAAAACAGCCAGCCGGAAGTCTAAATCAGACAGGATTTCCACTTTAGAGTGGAGATTTGATGCTGGAAAAATAAAATACCCGAAGCACCTCTCCGGAACCTGGCCGTTCAATGCCTTATATACACAGACGAAGGATTACACCTACGACCTGGCTCTCCTATCACATGATGATGCCATAGATACGGTAGCGATGGTCCATTTTATGATTCATGGACAAGGTTCCAAGGATGTCTACCAAAGACCTGGGACCACCATGATAGAAAAGATACAGGCGGGGGATGTGTGTCCTGGCGGTCTGCCGATTATCAGCGGGTACTCCAGTCAAACATTACCACAAGAAATAATTGATGCACTACTTGACAGAGGAATGTCATTAGTGTATAATGAAAAAACGAGAGATAAGCATAATCGGTATGCTTTCCAGAATCAGAAACCAAGATTTGATGGTAAAAGGAGCATGGGACCTTATGAACGATACAGTCATCTTATGCGTAGTCAATCTGGCGATGATGGCACTGGTTTACTATTGCCTGCGTCAGCATTCAGAGCAGCAGAAACAGTACGAGAAGATGATGGGACTCATATTCCAGACTCTTCAGCAAACCCTGGCGAATAATATCAGCAGGGATGTGAACCCGACGACTGGTCCAGCTGTTCTGGATAGACTTTCTAGGTTAAATGCGTTGTCACGGGAAGCTCCATCAGCACAGCCTCAGCCGCCTGCGGAGATTCCGATGTACCATAGTAGATTAACCGTGACGAAACAGGGTGCTGTTGATAGAGAAATGAAATAATAGTTATTGTAGTTATCGGAGATAGATAATGTCTTACGCATTGAATCTTCCAAAGGATAAGGAGCAACGAGAAGAAGCGTTGACTTATTTGGTTAATCTCAGCGAGCAGGGGCGACGGGTACAGGAGATTAACTGGTGGTATGTCCACTACTATATGCAGGGAGCCAGAAATTTCACGAATGTCAACTATGAACTGGGCTCACTGGATGTACAATATACAGATAATGATGGTATCCTGCGGTTTAAGCTGGATGACATACTCAGTAAATTCCAATCACAACTGGGTCGTCTTTATGCGATTGATTTGGCTCCACGGGCTACACGGAAAAGCACGGGATTGGACGACCTGCGAAAAGCTTCAATTGCACAGGTCTGTCTGGATGCAGCTTTCTCCCAGGAAAAGGTAGAACTGCTAAAATCCCGCTTGTGGCCCCCACTCCTTAAGTTTGGACTCGTAGGATTGTTAGTTTGGGGCGAAGGCGATGAGGTCGGCATAGATGTTGTGATGCCGTGGGAGTTGGTTCCACTGCCTCCGAATCCTATGGAGAAAGAGAATGTCAGAGGCCTCGCACGAGTGCGATATGTACCACTGGATTGGGTAAAAAGTCTGGAGATACTGCATGATACAAAGATAAAATGGGAGGAAGTAGATACACTGGAACTACCGGCTGGGGTTATTCCACAGGGGTCGAAAGACCAGTTCTCTGTGGCAGGACAATCTGCCGCAACCCTGTCGAATCCCCCACGAGAAGCCGCTAGCCAGCATCGCAAGAGAAAGGGAAGTACGAAAGCCGAAGACCAGACGAAAGTAAAAGTTGTCCGGCTTACGGAAGTTTGGACTGAATCGACTACAGGTCACCTACAGTCTTATGACATCCTGGTCGGACAACTTCTTGCATATACAAAAGAGGATTATGCGGGGTCGAAGCTCACAATACCTCTGCAAGTTTGTACTGACATACCGACAGGGAACTTCTGGGGAAGAAGCTTTTGTAGTACTTTAATCCCATTAAACTCTGAAATGGAATATACCATTGGCAGGCTTCTACAGAATATACAGGATATTGACATGTACGGCTTATTATGTCTCCCGTCGACCTTGGGTATTAATCCAAGCGTGATGAGGGGAGCAGACGGACTCAAACGGGTCGTTTACGAACCTGATTATACTGCCCCAGAGCAGAAGCCATTTAACATCCAACCTGCTAACGCAGGGTTATTGCCGGTTAAAGTGGCTGAGTTTGGAATGGGCTTAATGAGCCAGATTGCGAACCAGCCGAATGAAATGATGTCCGGACAGGCCCCAGGCCGTGTGGACTCCAGTGCGGGACTTGGATTCCTGTACGAGGTATCTAATACTCCGTTGACCCCATCAGCCGCTAGTGTAGCTACGGCCATATCGAATTGCTATAAGGCAATGCTGGGGATACTTCAGACGAAGTGGGGAAATGATAAGGTTGTTGAGTTAAATCTATTAGATGATTCTTTAGCTGGAATTATCTTAGACGCCAGTGCTGGTGTAATTCAGTTGTCACAGAATACGATTCCCAGTCCGAATGAGGTGAATATCAGTGTAAGGTCGCTGTCTCCCAGAAGTCCTGAGAAAGAAAAACAGGAATTGGCGGAAGCCCTGAAACTGGGAATTATAGATATGTTTGAGTATCGGGTCGAAGTCCGCAAGCGTGGTCTGGAGATTCCAGTCGGCAGTGAGACCGAATGGCAGAACTACAGGCGAGCAATGCTGGAAAATCTAGTGTTGTTCAAAGACGGCCAGACACCTGGACAGGTGACAGTTGATGAGGTAGATATGCATCAAATACACCTGAGAATCCTACAGGCATTTATGGCAAGACCTGAATATTTCCAGGCGGGAGAGGCCGTGCGTACTGCATTCAAGCAACATTATCAGGCACATCAGGCCGGACTTGGGATTATGCCGGAAGGTGCCCCGATGCCGGAAGAAGCAGCAACTGAGGCGGAAATGATGATGAAACAAGGCGGTATGGGCGGCGGAATGCCTCCTATGGGAATGGAAGGAATGGGTGGCGGGATGCCACAACAGCAAGGAATGATGCCTCCAGAAGGCATGATGTAATATAACTATTTTTGAAAGGAGCAGGAAATGGCAGGCGTAGACCAATTAGGACGTTGCACACTTTTAGGAAAAAAGGTACTGATTCGACCGGAAGAGGCGAAGAAACAATCGGAAGGTGGTATCTACTTGCCACAGTCGGCATCAGCGGAATCCATGCCGTCCAGAGGGACTGTAGTGAAAGTCGGTATCGACTATGGCACACAAACACCAATGGGAAAAAAAGTAGTATTTGAAGCGTATGCTGGAATACCTATCCAGTTGGATGGGCAGAATTACATTATCGTTGACCGTGAAGATTTATTAATTATTATATAGTGAAAGGAGCATAACTATGCCGGAACCAATTGTAACACCTACCACCCCAGAAGGGACTCCCACCATACCTCCTGTTACAGGGGCACCTGGGACCACCCCTCAACCCCAGCAACAGATATTTACCATCAAGGTGAATGACCAGCAGAGGTCGCTGACGATTGATGAGCTCAAAGAGGCTGCATCAAAGGCTATGGGGGCCGATGCAAGATTTGAGGAGGCGGCGAAGGTACGTAAGGAGAATGAGAAGGCTACTCGGCTGTATCAGTTGATGCAGGATTTGAAGAATAATCCAGACCCTGCGAAGGCGACGGAAGTTTTAGGTTTAATTGGCGTTACGCCAGAGGAGATACAGGCGATGGAAACTACACCAACTGTGGCACCCCAGAATGCTATCCAACCTGGAGCTAATGTCGGAGTGCAGACGACGCCGAGAAAGGTGTCGCTACAGGACTTAGACCCGCAACTGCAACAGCATATCCAGACGGTATCGGATGTGGAAGTGGCGAATGCAAGAAAAAATATTGAAGAATCTGTAAATAATTCTCTTGACACTGATGCAGTTCTTGGTAAAATAGTATTAAGTAGACCTGAAGGCTCTCCTGAAAGGGAAACCATTAGGTCTGTGCTCTATGACATGACAATAGATGAGGTCCAGCGTAGGATTTTATGCGGTGGAGAATTTGGACCCCTTATGGTCAAAGACGCTTTGCAAAAAGTTAGAGCGAATGTTGACCGTATCGGTATTCCAGCTAGAGCTGTTGGGTATCCAGGACTTGGCGGTCTTGGGCCTAATCCGTCTTTAGGATACCAGCCCATAACTACGTCAACCGAGCCTATCCAGCGGGTAGGTATTAATGACCCGAAGTATCATGCCACTGCCAACAATAGGCTACAACAGATGTTGAATATGGCGGCAATGGGATTGAGAAAGAAGGGACGATAATACTAGCGACTGGTAGCTGCGAAAGCAGAGCTAGTCTCCTTAAGGGTAACAGGTAAGCGGGTGGCTAATTGATGCTATGTCACAATAGTGTTATTAACCAAATTGATTATCTTTTACTATAGGAGACATATTATGGCTGCTGAATATGCAATAGAAGTTCTTAGTGATTATATCCGTGAGGAATTACCGACTGTCGTGGACGAGTGTCTGCCAGCGATTTCCCCCGTATATAAGTATATTGAAACCACTTCGATGGGTGTTGTCAGAGACCGCATAGGTCGTAACTGGCAGATTGAACACACCTACGCAACTGGTCTGGCTGGTTTAATCCAGTCTGCTGATGTTAGAGGTCCGGCATTTCTTGATGCGGCAGATTATACACAGAATAGAGTTCTGGACTCATCCAGTGCTAATTTGACGCCGTTCCCAAATGCGATTCATGCTCCGCATTCGGCCAGCATTCAGAGGATACTGACCCTCCATAAATCAACTGGAAACTTCAGTATTCCCGTAGCTTGGATACAGGCAGACTCACTGGGTGCATCGGTTCATAGCAAGGTTACGCAGGATATTAAGGCAGTTGGACAGCTCAGAGCTTTGACAGAAGCACAGAGCTTCTTCATGGGTTCTAGCAATGCCCTTGGTCAGTTGTTAACCTACACAGGTACTGGTGAAGCCAGCGGTTACTTCACCTGCACGCTTGACCAGACGACTGGCAGGACAGCTTTCTTGCGTCCTGGTATGTTGGTCGATGTTTATGCCAATAATTCCGGTACTCCAAACTGGGGCTCGACTGGTGGCACACACCACAAGAATGATACTTCGACTGGTGCCCCGTGGGGTACAACCTATGTTCCCCTGATTATCTCTGATATTGATTACACGAATGGCACAATCAAAGTCGCTGCTGTCAGGAATACATCTTTGGCATCTGGCTCCATCACACAGATTGCCATAGGCGACTGGCTCGTGCTGGCAAACTGTGGAACTACCTCTGGTCGTGAGATGAAGACATGGGGTCTCGAAGACTGGATTAAGAGTAGTGGAACGATTATGGGTGGCTCTGGCGGGACAGAAGTTCTTGACCTCGATACCTACAGTCAGTTTAAGTCGATAGTGGCTGCTGTAAATGGCCCACTCACCGATAGTGTCCTCAACAAGTATGTTGGTGGATTCCTTGATGCCTATACTGGTACGGAATTGGACACCTTTATCACAACTACTGGTGTTACCATGAAGTATCTGGAACAGCCCACGTTGTCAAACAACAGGATGTTCTACGATAGAACCGGCAAGGCTCTCTCCGTGATGGGTGGTTGGGACGATGTCGGTTACAGCTTCAACGGCAAGAAGTTCAACTGGATTACCTCCTCGATGTGTCTGGCCGGTAGGCTGTATGCCATCAAACTTGGTGGCGGTAATTTGAAGAAATACGTACCTCCGAGGATTGGCGGAACTGACGGAAGAGTAGGGACAGACCTTGAGTTCCTTGCTCCGTTGGGTGGCTCCAGTGGCATATTCATGGTAGCACGGTCAAGTACCGGTGCGGCTATGGAAGTGCTGGAAGCACCGTTCTGGCAGTATTGCCTGATTGCTCCAGAGGAAGTTAAAGGAGTCAAGTTGACTGGTCTTACTGAGTCAACCTTGTACTAAACGAATGTTAGGGACCACCAAGGATGGGAGTTTCTGCTCCTTTCTCCTGTCCTTGGCCCCTAAAATATTAGAAATAATTTGGAGGTTAAACAATGTTAATAGTCGATGCAATTAATAGGTATGGTTCTATCATGTTGCCATCCCTCTTAAATAGAGCCAACGGAAATATCTATTTTGTGGATTCCGGCAATACAGCCGGAGCCCTCAACGCCGATGATGGTGAGCATGGTCAAACGTGGGAAAAACCCTTTGCCACAATTGATTATGCCGTAGGTTTCTGTACGGCAAATAACGGGGATGTTATTCTGGTGGCCCCAGGTCATGCAGAATCAATGGGGCTGGCTGGAGCTGCTGCGGTTGTTTTGACGGTGGATGTGGCTGGTATAACCATCATAGGACTTGGCGAAGGTGCGGCTCGTCCCACCCTCACTAATGCTAGTAATGTTGAGGTAGTACTAGCGACGGTCTCCGCAGCGAATGTCACTATTAAGAATTTGCTGCTGTATACGAATGTGGATGCTGTCGTCCAACAGATGACAGTGACCGGCAGTGATTGTACACTTGAGAATGTAGAATTCAGAGATGCCGCCTCGAATAAGGAAACCCTCAGTCAGTTGGTTGCTACTACGGTATCAAGACTGCACGTCAAGGATTGTTTCTTCAACGGCTCGGTTGCTGGAGACGCATGTCTAAGGCGTATTGGCCTGGCTGCCGTTACAGATGCACTCATTGAAGGATGTATCTTCAAAGGTGTTGCAAGTACATCAGAAATTGATTTGTCAGGAACTCTCAGTACAGGCGTTAAAGTCAAGGATTGTATATTCCAGAATACCGGTACGGCTCTGACGAAGAATGTTGTGGACACCATCACAGGCAGTACGTGGTCGGTCATTAACAGCTTCGATGTGATTGGAAACTATACATTCTCCGGTGGAACAGGCGTGGCGGTAGCTTCAGACGATGCCGGAGCGATTGCGACTGCTGTTAGTGGTATTAATACTGACACTTCTAAGATTGAAGATGCCGCACTGACTGGAACGCCCACTACAAGTTCTCTCTCGACGTTTATAGCAACTGGTGGCACTGCATTAGGTACTGCCCTCCCTGCAAGTACATCATTGTATGATGTTGTAAAAGCATTGTACAAGACAGCAGCGGGCACGGGAGTATACCCGACTGGCGTAACCGATGACAGCATTATAGCAATGATGCTGAGCAAATCGGCCACGGCCTCGGCATCTAGTTATGATAACACGACAGACTCACAGGAAGCTATAGCTGATGCAGTTACTCTGACAGCTAAAACGACGGAATTACTGAGTGCTGGAACAAATGATTTGAATGCTACATGTAAAGCATCTATTAATACAGAAGCCGATTCAGCACTGAGTGACATCAATGCAGACCATCTGGCGAAGGTAGCTTGCGGCACGATTACAGACCCAATAGGAATGGCAGAAATAACTGACCACTCCATATTGGCCAATGTATTGACAGATGATGGTGACGCATCGGATTATGATAGGAGATACCACTCGATAGAATCACTGGCGAAAATCCTACAGATTCAGATGGGTTATCAAATGAGGTCGATTGCTGGTTCAGCTATGCCGATTGCCATATGGTATGTCGATGCAAATATTGCTGCGTCTGGTGATGGCAAGACTCCTGCAACAGCATTCAAGACTATGCAGGAAGCTATTACTGCGTGTACGACTACGGCCGATGACTGGATTTTGGTCTACGACTACTCAGGTGGCGACACCGCAACCATTACTATAGATAAGCCGTTTGTGCATATCATAGGTAATGGCTGTAGAGGTATGGCTTATCCTCGTATTATGCCGACTGGTAACTTTGATGGCATCACTCTTACGGCGGCGGCCGATAGGGTAGAGATTGCCAATATGGTTATTGGTGGCGGTACACAGGGCTATTCAGCTATCGCATTTGATTCCGCTGCTGGTGCTTATGGTGTTTACATCCATGATTGTGTCTTAGGCCGTGATGCCAATGCTCCTGCTCTCTACGGTATCTCTATACCGGCGGGTTCAGATGCTCCATATCTCGTTGTGGATAACAACAGATTCTATGGGTCTGATGGTGCTGGTATCGCAGCGGCTGGCAGTGCAATTCGTATAGCCGGTAACGCTACACACGGTGAGATTACCAACAACTTCATTCAGGATGTTGGTAGAACCGCAACCCCAGCGATTTGGGTTGATGGTTCAGGTGTGAACCTCCGTATCGAAGGTAACAGGATTAAAACTGATACCGATACAGGAACTGGCAGTGCGATTACGCTAAGTGCTAATGTAGACGACAGCTGGATTGCAGGCAACTGGGCCAGTGATGGCAAAGATGCTCCTGCACAGAATCCGTTTGTCGATGGTGGCAGTACCAATGGATGGGCTGAGAACTACTCAGGAATCGTAGCAGTATTACCTGCTTAATAGTGTTGGTTAGTTACGGAAAGGAGTATGTAAAAAATGCTCGGTGCAATATGCAGATTTCGCAAGGACCAACACCGTATTATCCATCCGAAGTTCGAGAATTGGATTAAGAGGCATGTCCCTGATGAAAGACTCAGGGACAGCCTTTTTGTTTACTACCATCGGATACATAAGACCTTTGTTGTAGCCCAGTGGAAATCATATAAGCGGGGATTTGTAGATGTATTGAATTTGGATACAGAACCACGATTATATCCCGAACAGGCTAAACAACTTTTAGATTCACTTCGTCATCCCGTCAGCGGCCACGAGATTGCAGAAAACCTACGGCTGTCTGAGTGGGACCAAACAACGAATCAATCACAACTACGACAACACGTTGGAGAGTTACAGACATGGAAACCCAAAATACAAATAACAGTGTAGGTGGTCGTCCCAACAATGGCGGAGATTGGTTTCGCTGGATTACACTACTTATCACTATTATAACATTAAATACTACGGCGATTCTATATGTTGCCGGAATGGGTACGGCGATTACAGTCTGCGAAGAGAAAATAGCAGCTATGGAACTGGCAGGCAGTCACATAGCACGGGATACACAGATAGCTGTTGCAGAGTTATCGGCGGAGTTCGCCATAACTAGAAAGACAGTAGATAAGATAAGTGATAAGCTTGATGCTCATATGGCGATTGAAAACAGGACATATAAGAATTAATCTGGAACCACAATGGCATATATAAGTCCTACATCAACTAATACTCCATCTGGATGGACAGACCCATCTTATGCCATCGATGGCGATGTCGAAATTTACGCCGTTGATGGTTCTGTTCCAAACGAGACTGGTGTATACGGCAATCCGTTAACTTTTAACTTGGGCGGAACTTATAATATAAACTCAATTCAGTATTGGGGTGAACAAAACAATGAATCCGCACAGGGCGACTTGTATATCAAAATTGATGTTTATAACACATCAAATTCTACATGGGAAAATGTGTATCAGGGCCAAAAACTGACAAATCCGTCCATACCTCAAACCGTAGATTTCACAACTAAACCAAGTGATAAGTACCGTATTTCGCACGCTTTAGAGCTTGGCGACCCTTACGGTGATGGTGTTATAATGTGGGAAACTAAGTACCAAAAAGCCTCTTCAGCAGTGCCCGCAATATTAAGATTAAGGAATGATATATGAGTCAGGAATTAAAAGTATCAACTGCAAGCCAGAAGGTTTTAGGGATTGGGTTCTATAGTCCCTCAGATGGCGTCACTCCCGTGACCCCCCCTGCCGACCTAACCGGATACAATGCCTCGAATAAACGGGCTAAGTTCGTGAAGGCGGATGGGTCGATGGTTGACCTGGCAAGCTACACGTTGAGCACTCTATCAAACTTTGAAGGGCAGGCAACCCTGACACTGGCCAATAATACAACTGATACCAATACTCTGGGAGATGCAAAAATAATTATTGAGGACCACGCAACGCATTGCCCGATAGTAATATCACTACAAGTTGTCAGTGCACAATACTGGGATGCTAAGTATGGAACGGGTAATTTCTCGGCGGATGCAAAAGTAGTTTCTGATAAGACGGGATATGCTTTAGTATCTACAGGTCTTGATGCTGTTACAGCATTTGGTACAGGCTCGGCTATGAAGGCAGTTAAAGATAAAACAGATAATCTTCCTGCATCTCCAGCAGCAGTGGGTAGCGCTATGACGCTGGCTGATGCTTCAATTAAAGCGGCGACCTTTGATGGGACAGGGGCATTTCCACTGGCGGCGGTGGATAGCGGTACCACACAGATAGCAAGAAGAGGCAGCACTGAAATAAACATAACAACCCTCAATACGAACCTGACTACACTGCTAAGCGATACTGCAAATATCCTGGTGGATACTGGATTGATTAAAGGGTATACAGATGGGGCGGAGGCTGCAATAACTACGGTTGAGGGGAAAATAGATACAATAGATACTAATGTGGATACAATTAAGACACATAGTACGGCGATAAACGGGAAGCTTCCGACAGCGGCATATTTAACTGGAACGACTGAGGCAGACGGGACTATTAGTGCACACGATTTGAATGATATTGGTATGGAGATTATGTCCCATAGCGGAATCTTCGGGCCTGGGAATAACCAGATAGTCTTGACTATTCGCACAACTACAGGAACGACTATTCCGGAGTGCGAAGTGTGGGTAGGGGTTTCCAACGACCCATCAACTTCGATTGTACAACCAGCTTTTACCAGCTCCAGAGGCACGGTTGCCTTTATGTTGGAACACTTAACAGGCACGGATTACTACTACGTATTCTGCCGGAAGACAGGATATGGCTTTAATATGACATCTCCGGCTAATAGGTTCCAACCAACGGCACTTGTGGAAGCTTTCACGTTTGATATTGGTGCCGTAGCGACTCTTGGTTCCACTAGTTATACCTCGGATAGTTTTATCACAAGAGCCCTGGCGAAGATTAGGGAACAGGTGGATGAGCCAGCGTTGAATGCAAAGTATAGTGATACAACATTGATTGCCCTGATGGAACAGAAGTATCCAGAGATTCTTGGGGAGATTAACAGGAATAGCCAGACACCAGTTGTGGCGAGGACGACTGTTACCTATGATGGGACAACGGAAGACTATATGTTGCCAAGTACTATTGGAACTATTGTGGCTATATATACCCTTGAATCAACGGGGTACAAAACCTTCTATGAGAGTATGGGACAGTATAATACCGCTGGCCGTGGAATCTGGCTGGAAGGTAACAATCTACATGTCCAGTCTGGTATACTAAATACCAATACGGTTATCACAATAGAATCCCTGCCTAGCGGGATAGCCAGACTCTGCAACGGCACTTGTACAATAGCCTCCGATGGACTGTCAGCCACACTACCGGTTAGTGCACTAGTGGGTACACGAGACTTGCACGAGGAGGCCTATAATGGTAGTGTATTTAGGCTACTGCGAAGTACAGAATCAGCATACGACACTATTCAAGATAGACTGATAACTAGTTATGATGCCCTGACGAGGGTAGCCACATTCGATAAAGCTTTGTCCCCTATCCCATTATCTGGGACCACCTACTTTGAGATTGCACCGCATATGATGTATTCGCTGGATATGGTAATTGCAACATATGTTGCAGCAAGAATCTCTGCAACCGAAGGTAATATGGAACGGTCAAATGCTCTGATGGCTTCTTATCGGCAGACCCTTAGACATCTGAGGTTATCGGCCTTTTACTCAAATCTGATGGAAGCCGCAAAACAGAAAGGCGATAGTTTCGACCAAAGACGCTATAGGCAGAGGAGTCGTTATACTTAATGAGTACAACAATCTCCATAGATGGATTAGATGCCCCAGATGCCCCGTCCAGTCTTAGAGGACGGACACAGGTAGGTCTCGGCACAAAACTCGTTGGTGGTTTCCAGCCAAAGACCCCTTGGGGTTTCGGTTCACTCTCCACGGCGTTACTAGAACCTGCTTCCGCTGGAAATGCTATCTCCGCACAAGGTGCCGCTATCTCTCTTGGTGATATCTTTAATAATATCAGCTATAGAGCTGGGGATAATTACGCCGGTGATATTACCACTAATCTTGGAGATATTATCAATAACTATTTCCAGGGAATTATTGGTCCCGAAGGCCCCCAGGGTCCAGAAGGACCCGCTGGAGCTGATGGTCAAATAGGCCAAGATGGTCGGATTGGAGCTGATGGACCAGCTGGGGCTGATGGAGCAACAGGTCTTGCCCCAGCTCACGAGTGGTCGGGGACATCGCTGAGGTTTGCAAATCCTGATGGGTCATGGGGTTCTTTTGTTAATCTACAGGGACCGGCTGGAAGTGGGAGTGGAACAGTTTTACAAGTGGGATATGTATCTGCAATTTCTGGAGGGTATCTTCAGATAAAGGCTTTGGAGTTTGACACAGGGCAGACAACCGTGACGGGAGATACTGTACTTGCACGAATGACTCCTATGACTTGTTCTGTACTGAATACGAATGGGACTTCCGGAGAACCTATCTTGAAGAATGATTTTGTATTTGTATGGCAGGATGGGGGAGGTGATTGGGTTTGTGTCCCAATTTCTGGTATGATGGGATGTCGCCGTAAAGCAAAGATTAATTCTCCTCTTTATCCTTCTGCGGTAGGTGAAACTTATGAGTGTAATGCCTATGATATATTTGGTAATGAAATTTCTGCGAGTGCGGATTTTGGAATTGGCCAACGACTCTTAGTGCGATTTAAGATGTTTGGGGGAAGTTCGCTTGCAACTATCGCTCCTCGCCATCAGGCAGGGGATATTATTGCTATTAGTTATAACCCTACAACACGAGAATGGGAGTCGGACTACACTTATTTTGGGGTCGTGAATCACTAATGATAGGAACATTAACACCACAACTCTTAATGGATACTGCCACAGGAAATCTACTGTATGACGTGATAGGTAGTAGAATTCTTGCCCAGAATGCCTCTTGTATGTTTAGTATCGACTCAGAGGATGTTCCAGGGCCTCAATTCATTATTGGAGCACAAAAATCCTATTCGGCTTACTGGATAAAAGAGGCATATGGATATGATGAATATGATAATCCATCTATTACTACAGATGAGAATCTGACTATTATTAGACAAAATGGTGGAGTTAATCTCAGTACTATCTATGGTCAAGACCGAGGCCATATTTCTTATCCGAGTGGGAGCTCTCTCTTCAATCTGATTCAATATAGGGGAACTCATCCTACGACTGGAATTATCTATGAACTCAATGGGAATAATATACTCAAGCTTAATCCTACATTACTAACTGCGACAAGGATTATAATCTCTTTTCCAGCGGGGTCCACACGCCTTAAGGTGCGGTGGTACTATGATTCTGCTCTTGCTAAGATGGTTGCTATTGTTCTAATGCATAAATCTACTGGGTATCTCTGGATAGTAAAATATGATGAGGATGGCACATTCATAGCAGAAATTAATACTAATAAGACTGGCGGCTCTGTTGGTGATA